TCATTTGTTCTTCCTTTGTGCTCGCTTGGAGCGGGAAAGCGATTCGAGCGCTTCCGCGACCTCTTCATCGAGGACGTGCGCATAGCGCGTCGTCGTTTTGATATCGGCGTGGCTCAATGCCTTCTGGACGGTTTTCAGGTTCCCGGTCTTTCGAAGGAGCTTGGTCGCCAGATCATGGCGGAAGTCGTGGAAACGGAAATCTTCGACCTTGGCCTTTGCTCTGATTCGCTTCCACTGCGTCTTGAGGCCGCTATAGGTGATCGGGTACCGGTCGCCCTTCTTTCTTCCTTCCCCATCTCCTTTGTATGACGCTTTCCCGGTTCGGGTCCGCGCCGCCTGGTATGTGAAGACAAATTCCGGGTGGTGCCCGCGGAGCGGAAGCAGGATATCGCGCACGGTGCTGGTGATGGCGGTCTTCACCATGCGCCCGCCTTTACCGGTCTTGGTGATCCATCCCGTCTGCCAATCAACCTCCGACCAGCGCAGAATGCATTCTTCGAGGCGGAGCCCCGTCGCGCGCACGAAATCGAAGATCGGCTGATAATCGGACCTGGTCGCAAGCTCGATGGCTGCGCCCTCCGTCGCCTTCAACTCGCGGACACGTTCTTTCGGCTCCTGAAGCCAATGGTCGCGCCAGCTGGGCTCGATCGGAAATTCGTATTTCCACGTGCGCTTTGCCCGGGTGAAAATCTTCTTCAAGACGAGAGTCGTGGAGCGGTTGACCGTCGCGGCCGACACAAGCCACATCGGCTGGTCGTCCTTCGTCTTCTCTCGGCCCCAGGCATTCTGAGACCGGCGCCACTGGACGAGCTTGGCAACATCATCGTCTGAGATGTCGGAGAGCAGCTTTGTCGGGCCGAAATAATCGACGAGACGGTTGATATCGGTCCAGGTCGTCTCGCTGTTCGCGTGCCGCTCGCCGACCTCGGACCAGTAGCGGCCGGTCGCCACGGCAATCGTGAGCGGTCCGCCCGAGGCATTTTTCGAGGCCTTGGCCGCAGCCTTGGCCTTGTCGCGCTCTATCTTTTCCCGGGCTTCTGCTTCTCGGCGGTTCGCTGTCTCCGCAGAGCCATGATATCGTACACCGGCGACTTGGAAGTCGAAGTGGTAATACGGGCTGTTCTTTGGCTTGTAGACGGACACGCGCGCGTTCTCCGGCTCTTTATGAAGTCGTTGATGTCGTCGATGTGGAAGCCGAGGCGGGGCTTTGCCTGCCCTTTTCCCAGCCGGATATAGGCTATATCGCCAGCCCTGACGAATTCGCGCAAGGTCTTGATGGAGACGTTGAGCATTTCAGCGGTCTGCTCGCTGGTGAGGAGGAGGTAGGCGCTATCGCTCATTCTTCATCGTCTCCTGGTAATTCGGCGCAGGGCTGGCGCTCTCCGGCAATCGCCTGCCCGATAGCCAGCATGATCTCCATCGTGCTCATCGGCCTAGGAGGGTTTCCTACGATGGCAGATACGGTGGAACGAATGTCCTCCGGGAGGGCGTAGTATTCGCGCGTAGCATCGCTGGCGTAGGTCAGGTCGGGGATCATCGCTTGTCCTCGGCGCGCTGGCGGATGGCGGCATCGGCAAGGTCTTGGACCGTGCGATAGAATGCAGATTGGGCTTCCGACATCGCGGCATATTCGGGATCGACATTGAGCCAGTTGCCACGCTCCCGTTCCGCGCGAACGAATTCAAGGCGAGCGTTGTAAGCAGCTACCGCATCAACGTAGGCTTTGCGGGCGGCAACGATCGTGTCGAATGCCTCGGATTCGCTCATTGCTGCATGCCTTTCTTCGCGCGAAGGACGGACGGGCTGAGGACATCGCCGCCCATGGAACGATATGTGAGGCAGCCGTTTTCGGCGTTGAAAGTGCCGTCCAGGAAGAGTTCGGCGCCTTCACTCATGAAGCGCTCGATGTGCTCGGGATTCGCGGCGAGGACAGAAACGATCTGGCCGGCGAGTTCCATGGCCGGCTCACCGGCTTGCCAGCCGACGGCGTTGGCTACCTGGGCGATCTTCTCGACTAGTTCCCTCATACCTCGTCCCTCGACCGGAGCGCGCCAGCGTCGGCCAGCGTCTGATTGATGATGGCTGTTGCGAATGGCGCCGCATCCTCGCCCATGTCCGACCAGAGGCCGTGAAGGGTGAGTGCCAGGACGTGCGGGTTGATCCGGGCGGCGCGCCAGAAGCGATCCTCGTTCATGGTGTGCTGGCGGCGGTGCTCGTCGGGATGCAGCGGAAGAACCCAGCGGTCCGAAACCTTGCTGCCCTTGCCACGGCCGTAATGACCATAGCGCGGCGCCGCGCAAGACAGGTGCGCAGCCTCGACGCCGTACCGGCCCGAAACGCAGCAGGGCAGTTCATGGATGAATGCCAGGTAGTTCTTGCTCTTCGCCGGCTTGCGCTTGGGCGTCGGATACGGGCGGATGGAATTGGCGATACGGTAGGCCATCAGTGCTTGCTCTCCATGCGTGCTTCCAGCTTGTCGAGCCGCTGACAAAGAATGTCGATCTTGCTTTCCAGCCGCTCGGCGGCCGTTTCTGTGCCGTGGACGCAATGGCATTCGGCGTTGTCGCCATAGATGGTTCGGTTCCAGCAGCCCGGGACAAGGAACTTTCCGCCAGGCACTTCTGGATCGCGTACCCATTTGCAGCGCGAGATCATGCCGCCCTCGCGATCTGGTCGATATTCTGCCTGATGACCGAGAAGGTGTAGGCGGCAACCCACGGGTTCGCTTCCCATGAGCCGGGGCCGTTGATGGCGTTCCAAAGCTCGGCGTAGCCTTGCCGGTAAATGCCCTTCCAATCAGGATTGAACGCCCGCGATAGTTTCGTGGAGCTGGAATACTGCTTGGCACCTTCAGCGATGGCCTCGGCCTCGCTGATGTCCTGCAGCCGTTCTACGTGAACATCGGTGACGATCAGAGTGACGCGAGAGGCCCAGCGCGGCATGTGGATGGAAGGAACCCGCTTGCCGCCATCGATATCGGGATTGTCGGTTCGGTAAGCGTTAAGCAGCCACCACTTCTCGCCTACATCCTCTGATACAGAGTGACGGTCACCAAGCGAGACTTTAAGCTCGTCTGCCTCATAGATGAGCGCTAAGGAGTCTGCCTCTACGTCATCGTAAGCGCTGACGTTCTCGCGAACCCAAAGCCGGTCGCCCGCATTTATGCGAGGCTCGAATACTTCCTCGAGGATGGCGCCGCCTCCGACTGCATTGGCGTTAAAGCGGAACGCTTTCGGGTACTGGTCATTCGCTGGAATGACGTTGATCTCGATTTCCCCGTCATAGTATCCGCTCGCGAAAGGCTGCGGCTTGATGATCCGCCGCGTCTGCGTCTTGCGCCCGTCGAGCAGCGCGCGGACCATCGGGCCGGAGAAGAGGATAGGGCGATCGGTCATGCTGCGCCGCCTTTCGATGGCCAAATAGTTACGGTCTCGCCATGCTCAAGCGCTTCGCGCACCAGCCAGACTATGTCCTCGTCGGTCTCCAACGGCGCATGAGTTCGGCAAAGGTGGCCGTCAGCATCGCGGGTTTCCGCCTGCCATCCAGCCTTTCGCACATTTTCTGACGTCTGAAGGTTGATTGGGTTCGGGTTCTTCATGCTGCGATCCTCCGACGATCAACGAGGGCGTCGATCCACTTCAGAAAGCCGGTGATGATCGGCACGACGTTCTTGTCGTCAGCCCAGCCGCCGAAGCCAATGAAGCCGTCAGGGCCGAAGGTCACGGCCTCACGTTTCTCGAAATAGTAGGTGCTGCAAGTGATCGCGGCCCAACCCGTGGGCCATTTGACCATCCGGATTGCCAGGTCGGAGCGGTAGCCCTCGATGAGGCCAGAGGCCTTCAATTCCTTGTCGATCGAATTGCGGAGTGCTCTCAGGTCATCCCGCGTCAGATCGGCGTAAGCCAGGCCGGTCGCTGCGAACGCGGCGCGTGCGTCGTTCCGGGTCATGCCGCACCGCCTTTCGCCGGATCGTCCTTGCGATGGCGGAAGTAATCGAGCGTCGCCTCCTCGATCGAGCATTCGGCAAGTTCTTCGACGAGCCGTCCTGTCTCGGCGGAGATCCGGGCAAGGCGCTTGGCAGCCTCTTCGCTGATGTAAACGCTGATTGAACGGCTGATGGTCATGCTGCGGCTCCCACGTTTCGTTGTGTGGTGCCGCGCTCGACGCCAATCAGGTCGTCGAGGTAGTCGAGGACGGCCGTTTTGCTTTCCTGAAATTCCTGCTTGTCCATCGCCTTCATTGACTGGCTTTTGGCCACGTAGCGGGTAACGGTCGCTTCCTTCACGTCGACAACGGAGAAAGCGTCAATCGGGCGGATGAAGGCTGCGAGCCTCTTTGCCTCCGCTTTGCTAGAGCAGACGATAGTATGCGTGTCGCAATAGCCCTTCTTGATCAGGGCATAGGCCCTCAGGTGCTCAGCGGATTCGGCGAAAGGCAGGCCGGAATATTGCTCGGGCAGGTTCCGCCAGGCATCGGCGACCGCGGCGAAATAGTGCCGGTGCGAATTCATGCTGCGGTCGTTGTGCTCGGCGAGCGTATAGAACTCGCCGACCACGAAGCGTTTGTCGCATTCGCGGGCCCAGTGCCGGTTCGCCGGCTGGAAGGCCTCGCCATTCCATTGCAAGAGGACCGGGCCGCTCATGTCAGCCCGCCGCCAAAACGTGGCTGCGAAGCTCGGCGTCGGTCACGGCACTCTTTGCCGGGGCACGCGCGATTGCGGCTTCGAGCCTCTTTTTCAGTTCCAGAGCGTCGCCGGGATGCTTTGACCAAAAGAGTTTAAGCGGTTCCCGATTTGCGTCGCGCCACTTCGCTACCTTTGCCGGCGGTTCGTTTTTGATGAACTCGCAGGCGCGGTCGAAGAACTCACCGACAGGCACATTCTCAAGCGCCCAATTGTCTCCCCAGGTAATGGTGATCGAATTCGAGGCGCCGACGGCCTTGAGGCGGTTTTCCTCGCGCTCGTGCTCGACGATCTCGGACGCGGTCAGATCGATGATCTTGGCGCGGTCCATTTCGGCTTCGTCATAGAGACCGGTGAACTGCTCGGGCCAGCCGGCGCGCAATGCCTGCATCTCGGCGCACTTGGCGATCATGAGGCGGGGCATCCGGCACCAGTTACCGGAATCGTCGAGTGAAGGAACGGCGCCGTCCTTCAACTTCTTCATCTTCTTGGGCTTCCCGTCTGGCCAGGTATCGCCGGTTTCAACGTAGTTGTACTGATCGGGAGAGTGAGAGATTGGCGCGAATTCCTCCCAATAGGCCTGACCGGCAACCTCGTACCATTCGCCCGATTTCGGATCCTGCTTCCAGAGATAGACGGTGGCGGACACGATGCCCTGAGGGTTGAGCGGGCTCTTGAGGGAGGCGTCGATCTCATACGTCGCTGGCTTGCTGGCCGGCCGATAGTCGCCACAGCGTTGCGCAATCACGCGCTGACCGTCGCGGCTGATGATGATCGTCATCTTCCGCTTCTTGGCATTGTCCTTCGAGAAGACCATTGGAATGATCTGTCCAAGGAAGGGATCGAGGCCCTTCGCCCGGGCGACTTCCATGAACAGGTTGAACTCGTCGGCGTTGCAGTCTTTGGCCACGGTCTGCTGGACCAGCGCAATCTGGCGTGGCGACAGGTCAAATTTCGTGATTGCGTGCATGGGTTACTTCCTCCGGACGGAAAGAGAGATGCTGCCGTTGTCGAGGTTGGCGCCGGGCACTTGCTCGCCGGCTTTGATCGCGGCGGCCAAAGCCTTCTTGTCCAGCTTCGGCGCGGGGCGCTCTTGCTCGACGAAGAAGCGGGAAGGGATGTCCGCTTCGCTGTTGACGATCAGGCCTGGCGCGCGCTTCGTGAGCGACAGGGTGGCTGTCGGCAGCTTTAGCGACGTTTGATCGGTAGCTAACATCGCCTGTTCGATCAGGGCTCGGACGCGCTCGGCTCGGCGCTCAATCGACTTGCGGCGGGTCTCGAATTCCTCTTCCTTGGCTTTCAAACCGGTGATGAGGACGTCGCATTCGTCGATCTGCGCAAGGGCGGCTTCGATAGCCTCGAGGAGGTTGGTTTCGCCCTCGATCGCGTCGGCGACCAGATCGGCGTCATCGTCAACGCCTTGGTCGCGAAGGCTGGACAGAAGCGACTTTGCCGCTTCGGTCTGGCGATGAAGGTTGTAGTCAAGGTCGGGCATGGCCATTAGACATTCCTTTCGGCGACGATTGCTTTGTGCACCTGCTCCGTCCGCCAAAGGCCTACGGCGAAAACGCTGAGGACGAGGGCGATCAGGATCAGGCACATGGCGGTTGCGGTGGTGGCGCGGTTCAGCTTGGCGACCGCGTCCAGATCGATGTTGGGCGCTGGCGGGAGGGCGCAGCGGCCGCATTCGCAGTAGCGCTGCGCCGGGTCGCATGCGTAGGAGACGGGGCGGTTCATGGGGCCGCCCCCAGCGCTTTTGCCTCTTCCGGCGTTGCGACCTCGAAGTGAGGATGACCCTCTCCATCGGGGGTCTGGACTTCCAGCTTGTGAAGTCGGAGCAGACCGCCGAGCGTCCAATTGCACGGCTTGCCGTCTGGCTTCTTGCGCGGTCCTTCCGCGCCATTGAAACGGCCGACGCAAGAGAAACCGATGTACTTCTCGACGCTCTCCTCGTCCGGCCCGGCGCCAGCGTCAATGAGAGACTGCATGGATTGAACGGTCGCACACATCGGGCACTTGAAAGCGAGATGACGGCGTGACACGCCCTGCGCGTCAAGTCGGGCGCGAAACTCGTCGAGGCTGATCTTTTCTACCGCTCTCATCAGGCGACCCACGCCATTGCAGCATGATCCCGGCGCTCGTCGTAAGCACTGTCCGGATCAGGCGAGGAGCCTTCCTCAAGAGCGTTCTGGAAGAAGTCCTGCGCATGGCTGTCGTTCTCGATCAGGGTGGCAATGGCCTCGAAGAGAGCCTTGTTGACGAGGCTCGGGAAGCCCCAGGCACCGGTGCCCTTCCGGTCCAACCGCTTGCCGCCGATCAGAACGATCTCATCGACATAGAACTCACCGTCCCCGTCGTGGACCAGCGTTGCGGTACCGTTGGCCATCAGGCCCTCGTCGCAGAGCTGAAGCTCTTCGAATTCATAGTCTACTGAAAAGCTGATCATCATCGTTTTTCGTCTCCGGCAAGACCGTGTGTTGATGTCTTGATAGGGACTATAGGAAAATGCCTATTGCGGTGTCAATAGGGAAAATAGGAACTAGCCTATTAGGATTGGCGAATGTGATTTAGGGGGAGGCCTGAGGTGGCCGTCGTGAACGTTTCCGACCGCAACTGTGACTGGGCCGCCGGAATAACGAAGTATTATCCACGTGGGGAAAAAGTGACTGGGGCGCCCAGCGCCCAAAAGTGCGCCAAGTTGAACCAGGCGTCTTTGATGTCGGTAACTTTCGTAAACCACGCTTCGGGAGAACCCCAAAGAAGTGAGTGTATGATTGCTGTGGATTGTCAGAAAACTGTCTTAAAGGTTGAGCAACTTAGTGAATGGTTGCGAATAGTATGACAGTTTTCTGACAATCCCCATATATTTGCTCTTGCAAATATTGCTGTCGAAGTGTGCAACTGCCGCGCTAACGTGCACCGGTACTCCAATGTGGGAGACGGTTGCAGCGAGGCTTCAAATGCATGATCTCTTTAGTCCGAACCTTCCGCCCGAAGGGCTCCTTACAGGTCGTTTCCGCATCCATGCGGTTAAATCCGACACGATGGAGCCGGCGCTCCGCGGAGGGCGCGATTATGCGCTTCTTGCACCAGTAACTGCATATCAAGGCGAAGGTATTTACCTCCTCGACGATGGACTCGCCCTCGACCTTTACCGTGTCACCAACACACTGGAAAAAGGTGGTGCCCTTTCCCTGTCGCGAGAAAACCCGCGATACGGAACAAAGACGATCGACAGGGAGGAATTCAACGAAAGAGTTGTGGGCATTGTCGTGGCCGACATCCGGGTGCGGAGCGAGCGCTTTCTCGGAGGCCTATGATGGCCATTCAGACGGTAAATCTCCCGATGTAGCGGCCCACGATCTGTATCTCATCAAGAGTAAACTCGCGCTCTGAATGGCGCGGGTTATCTGAAATTATCTTCACAGTGATGGTTTCGGCGCCAGGACGTGACGTCACCTCGAGTCGCTTCACGACTACCCCGCCAAACTCATCAGCCAGTGCATAGATACCATCGGGTGATGGAACCCGATGACGGGTATCGATGAAAACCACGTCGCCGTCGCTAATGGTCGGCGACATGGAATCCCCCTGAGCGGGGAAGGCGGCTACGTGGGACGCCTTGACGCCCATCCTTGAAAGCATCCACTCTGGAAGGCGCCAATGATCGCGAACGACTTCCTTGGAGAAGGTTATGCCGTTCTTGGTCGTGTGCTCCAGCGCAACGAACCCCCCGGCGCCGAGGCCGGCGACAAGATCGATCTCCGGGATTTCGTCGCTCTTACTATCGCTGCTGGTAAGCGCCCTCGAAGGGGCCCCCAAATCCTCTTCCGGTAAGTCAAGGATCTCCGCCAGGCGAGAGCGCACATCCTCTTTCAGCTTGTTCGGCACATTCCTCTCCATGAACTGCTGGAGGTATGCCTGGTTCTTCCCGAGCTCTAGCGAGACCTCTTTGTAATTGAGGCCTCGTTCCTGCATCCGCTTCAGAATCGTTCGTCTTACCTGGTCCATGAAAAAATCACTGGCATAGGAATTGACAGGAAGCGAATAGGAATGTACCTATCTTAATAGTGATAGTCCTATTAGGAATGGTGAACGTGTCCGAGATCGACGCTTTCAAGACCACTGTGGAAACCTTCATGGTGGAGCGGAACATGACGCCGACGAACTTCGGCAAGCAGTTCGCCGGAGATCCGCTTTTTGTTTTCCAGCTGAGGGAAGGGCGCGAGCCGAGGATGCAGACGCGGCAGCGCATCCTGGAAGCGATGAACGCTGCAGAGGCGAGCGCAGCATGACGCACTCAGCCCTCCAGCTCTCTCAAGCCACGGCGGAATTGCCACGCAATGTTCTTCGGCATCCTGAGCCGAACAGAGATCACGGCTTTGATCTGCCCGTCGCCGTTCTTGGACATGGCTCCGAACGAGATACGGACGATGTCGTTCTCGTCGACTTCGAGCTCCGTGATCAGGTCGACGTAGAGGGCCGGTGCGCCCTCATCGAAGATGAAGACGGGCTCTTCCGGGGTTCCGAGCTTTCCGACGCTGGGCATGCGGGCTCCTACGGGTTTGGGGAATGGCGTGATCGTCGGTCCGTGATCGACGAGTGGAACAGGAGGGCAGGGCTATGAGCTCCGGCGCCCAGACCATCCCCCAAGACGTCATGAAGGCGGTCCAATCCGCTTGGGAACAGGCGTGGGGCAAGACCGGCAGCACGAACGCGGAAAGCATTCGCGACGCGATAGCCATCGGCATCCTCGCCGAGCGCGAGCGCTGCGCGTCCGTGGCGGACTATTTCAGTCAAGCCTGCGTCTGTTCCGAGTGGACAGAAGAAGCACGGGGCGCCGGCTACTACGCTTGCGCTGACGTGGCCTCCTCCATCCGCAACCCATCCCCGCCGAAACAGCCGTCGCCGCCGCCTACCAGCGATGACGACCTTCCGTTCTGAGGAGCCACCATGTCCAACGCACACGGCATTGCCCGCGACCAACTCCGCGCTTTCATAGAGCGCATAGAGCGCCTCGAGGAGGAAAAGAAGACGATCGCCGAGGACATCAAGGATGTCTATGGCGAGGCGAAATCGATGGGCTTCGACGCCAAGATCCTGCGCAAGGTGATTTCCATCCGCAAGCAGGATGCCGACGAGCGCGCGGAGCAAGAGGCAATCCTCGACACCTATCTGCAAGCCCTTGGCATGATCCAGTTCGACATGTTCGAAGAGCCCGAGGCGGAGACCAGCGCAAAGCTCGTCGCCCAGGTCGCTACCGGCTTGCAGACGCAAGCGGGCAGGGCGGCACTGCTCACCGTAGTAGACATCATGATCGAGCGCGAAGAGCGCTTCGACGCCGAGACCGGCGAGATCCTCGACGATCAAACTGAAATCGCCACTGCCTCTCATGGCGAGATCGAATCCCCCAGCGCTACGGCGGAAGCCAGCGGCGCCAAAGCAGGAGGCGAAGATGTAGACCGCAGCGCGGAGCGCGCAAACATAAACGCCGTCGCAAGCGCGTCTGGCCCGGACGAAAAGCGGGCAACCCATTCGCCTGAAGAGGCAACCGAGATGGACCGCGACGTGCTTCGAGGCGACGAGATCGCCCAAGCCGTGCCAGCGGAAAACGCCCGTAAGGCAGTCCCGGAAACGGAAGACGGTAGCGTGAGCCATGCTGGAGCCGGTGAAAGCCCGGCAACCAATTCCATTGCCAAGCCGAAATGGCCGCTCCGGCCGAACTGCCGGAACCCGGAAGCTTGCGGCGGCTACAGCGATAAGCATTGCCACGGATGCACCGTCGCCATGCGCGAGAAGGCGGAGGAATTGGCATGATCGGGATTGGGTCATCGTCTTCCATCGCTGCGGCCCGTCACCTTCAGAGCCGCGACTTTCAGAGGTTGCCGCATCACGCCTGCGATCGATGCGACCGCGTACTTTCCATCAATGAGACGATCGAGCGGTTTTGTGAGCGCTGCGATCATTCGACCAACCCCTCCTACAAGAAGGATGCAGCAGCATGACTTGGCCCGTTTTCCTTGGCTGTCTCGGCGTCGTTCTCTGGATGGCAGCGCTCACCCTGATCCTTCCTAGCTTCGTCGAGCGCGAATTTCGCCGAAACGGCTTCAAGGCAAGAATTAAGCGCTGACCTCCTCCCGAGGCGCTTAACGCGGCTGGTCCTGGTCCTCCTCCCTCGGGACCAGCCGCAAGACATGCACCCTGATCCGCTTGTTCGCCAAGTTCATCACCACGGCTCGAACAGCGTCACCCAGGGGAATAGGGGCCAGCGACGACGAGGTCACGTCGCCGGCAGTAGGGGCAGCTGCGGCGGAGCCCCTACGAAACGGAAAGACTTGGGAGGGACCGGCAGCCGTTGCAGCGGCGCCGTCCTCTCCATCGGTAATGCCTGTGCGCATCCGCGTCTCCTTCAACGGGACCAGAATTCGCACAAGGAAACCGTCATGCGTGACAAAATTTCTGACAAGGAAAGCAAGACGATGAGTACCGCATACATCAGTTCAGCGAAGGGCATGGCGCAGTTCCTACTTGCCCAAGAGCACCGCGGGCCTGGCGATACGATCGAAGCTGCTGCCGCGCGTCTGCAGCGCAAATTGAAGGTTCCATCGTCTATCCTCATGCGGCTTCGCCATCGCGAAGTTAAAGATATGCTGATGTCGAACTTCTTTGCGCTTGCGAATGCTTACAGCAAAGCATGCGAGAAAATAGACGATGCGTATGAGAAGGAGCGGAAGATTGCGGTTGATCCGAACATTCTTCGCCTGGCTGCTCTTGTGGCTGGCAAGGAAGAAGCGACGACGAAGAAAGGACGAGTGAAGTGATCGGCGGCGGAGCAACCATAACGCCCGCCGCCATCATCGATTGGGCTGATGGCCAGATCCTGCAGAAACGCGTCTGGCTCGACGACCACGGCCCGCGCTCCAAGCGCCCGCGTCCTGAGACCGAAACCGAAAACAAGCTTCGCGACATCGCCATGCTCGACGCCGTCATTGCTCTTTGCAAGGCGAGGGCGGCGGTATGATCGAAACCCGCTCCATCCTCGAGGGCCGCTGCACCATCCACGTTGGTGACTGCATCCAGGCCATGCGCCGCATGCCCTCCGGTTCGGTCGACTGTGTCGTCACCAGCCCGCCGTACTGGGGCCTACGCGATTACGGCGTCGAAGGGCAGATTGGCCTCGAGCGCACACTCGGCGAGCACCTGGACGTCATGGTGTGCGTCTTCCGCGAAATCCGCCGTGTCCTGAAAGCCCATGGCACTGTCTGGATGAATTACGGCGATTGCTATGCGGCCCAGCCAAATGGCAAGTCCGCTAAGGCCTACAAGGCAGATGGCAGCGATGATCGCACGTTCCGCGATAAGCCGTTCTCAACCATCGGCCCGATCTTGCAGCCAGACACACGCGGGCCACAGCGCGCAGGAGCGAAGGAAGGCTACCCCGCCGATAGCGGGTTCACCGTTCGACCAGGTGGGTACCTGAAGCCCAAGGATCTCTGCATGATCCCGAACCGTCTTGCGATCGCTCTGCAGGATGATGGTTGGTGGGTCCGGTCCGAGATCATCTGGAACAAGACGAACCCGAAGCCCGAATCCGTCGACGACCGACCCGCCGCCGTGCACGAGAAGGTCTGGCTCCTTACTAAGAGCGAGAAGTACTTCTTCGACCCGGAGGCGCTGAAAGAGCCGACGACAGGCAATGCGCACGCTCGCCGGAAGGATGGCCGGTACAAGCCCGCTAAGGGTAGTACGCCAGGCCAGAACCGCTCTGGCACTTGGGTCGAAACCTATACCCCCGATATGCGGAATGGCCGCAACGTCTGGACCTTCAACATTGAGGGCTGCCGCGATGCGCACTTTGCCACGTTCCCGCGCGAATTGGCGCGACGGTGCCTGTCTGCTGGATCTCCCAAGACCGTTTGCGGTTGCTGCGGGGCGGTGAGCGGCTGCGGCCCCGTCTGCGAGACCTTCGAACGGACCTCTGGTCTGGTCTTCGACCCGTTTGGAGGTTCCGGCACGGTCGCCCTCGTCGCCGAGCAGCTCGGCCTGCGCAGCGTCCTCGTCGAACTCAACCCCGAATATGCGGACATCGCCGTCCGGCGCATCGAGGGCGCTCAGAAACCGAAGGACGAGGCTGCATGACAAGCTTAGTTGCTCATTCTCTGCGGGATCTCCTCGCCAGGCACCTCGTCCGGGCCTACGTCGGGCTCTGGCTCTTCGATCGGTGGCTCCGGCAGATCTGGCGGCACATCCGGCGGCATGTCTGGCGGGAATTCAGGGTCATTGGGTCTCGGGATCGGCTTGGTAGGCATTCAGACCTCCTCTTTGATCGCGCAACCGATGCTGAGCTGTGTTTGTTCCACGAGCTGGGAGGTGTGGCATGACCTTCCTGGAAGCCTACGCCCGCTTCGGCCCTGACACCATTGCCATCAGCGAAGCTATGGGCATCCCAGAGCATGAGGCAGACCGTTTCATCAATGCGCGATTGAACTGTAGCTACGCAGAGCGCCTTCACGCGCGCCGGGTCAAGAAGATCGCCTACGCCGGCAAAGAACCTTTCGTGTCGGAGTGGGCGAGATGATTTCTGATCGTATGTCAGCCGTCGAGTTCCGCGCTATCCAGAAGGCAGATCAGTCTGAGACGCCATCGAAGTACCGCAACAAGAAGACGACCGTCGACGGCATCAAGTTCGACAGCAAACGCGAGGCGCAATTCTATTCCTCTCTGAAGCAGTTGGAGCGCGCTGGCCAGGTCTACGAGGTCGAGCTTCAGAAGCCCTATGCGCTCACGGTCAATGGGCAGCTGGTCTGCACCTACAAGGCGGATTTCGCCTTCTATGACGCCATCCAGAAGCGAAACCGTGTCGTCGACGTCAAGGGCGTTGCCACCAAGGACTTCAACATCAAGCGCAAGCTCATGCGGGCCATCTACGGAATCGACGTGGAGGTCATCCGCTGATGAGCATCAGTGCCGCCATCCGCCGCATGTTGGAGGCTGGTCTCACGATCGAACAAGCCCTTGTGGCTGCCGAGGCTTTCGAAGCCGAGGCTGAAACTGTTCCGGCCGTCGATCGTGCCGCTGAGAAGCGGCGGGAGTGGGATCGCGAACGGAAGCGTAAACAGCGGAATTCCGCCTTGTCCGGTGGAAGTCCGGTGGAAACACGTGGACAGCAGGTGGACGCCGAGTCCCTTTCCTCCCCGGAGGTTTCCCCCCACACCCCCCTTCCTAACCCCTCCAATCCTATACCCCCTTCGCCCCCTAAAGGGGGCTCTTCCCCCGCGGATCGGGCCATCCAGGTCTTTTCGGATCAGGCCTCCAAAGCCGGCCTTCCGGTGCCTCGCAAGGTCACCGCCGATCGTCGCCGCAAGGTCGAAGCCCGAATTCGTGAGCACGGCGAAGAGCTCTGGGCCGAAGCCTGCCGGCGGATGGCGAACAGCGCCTTTTGCCGCGGCGACAACGACCGTGGCTGGCGGGCCGATCTGGATTTCCTTTGCCAGCCGAAGAGCTTCAACGGGCTTATCGAAGGCAAATACGACGACAGACCGCACCGACAATCGCAAGCGCCGCCGCAGAAAACCGCCTTCCAGCTCCACCAGGAAGCATTCGCCAAAGAACTCGACAAGACCATCAACGGGAATGACCGATATGACGACCGCCCTGACAACGTTGTCGACCTTGCAGCAACAGATTACCGCTACAGCGGAACGCCTTCGCCCGTGCGGCGATGACGGCGTCGCCAAGGCGCTGAGGACCTTGCAGACGGCGGGGCTCGCCCTGTCCTCGACTATCGCTCCTGGCGACGCGCAGACGGTCTACAGCTATGCACTTGCTGGCCTGTCCCACGAAGCGCTGACAACAGCCTGCAAGAAGCTCATCCGGGGCGAATACAACATCGATCGCAAAGCCTTTATTCCGATCCCGTCGGAGCTGGCCGCGATGGTTAGGGCAGAGCAGCGGCTCGTCAGCGAAGAGCATGCGCGCCTTAGGGATACCATCGCCTCTATCGAACTGTCGCGGCCAGAGAACGGGACCACAGAGGACCCGGAAGCACGTGCTCGCGTTCGCAAGATGCTCGAGGGATTCCGATCCTGGCACCAAGGCGAAAAAGAGAAGGAGACGGGCGGCTACGTTCCTGAAATGCCGCCGTCGCCGGAAGAAATCGAGCGTTGGAAGAAGATCATGGATCTCCCCGACGCGCGATCGGTGAGCGCCGAGCAGATGGCTTACCGCCGGAAGATTGGGATGGACATCGACGCCGCGGAGCCAGTCGAAGAGGAGCGCGCGGCATGACCATCCAGCACCGTACCGTCGACATCGAGGCTGCTGCGAAGCTCTGGAGGGATGATCATTCGGCCTCCCAGATCGCCAAGCGCTTTGGCGTCAGCCGAAACGTCATTGTCGGGCTGGCCTTCCGCAACCGCGGTCTGTTCCCGTGGCGCGGTGACGCTGGGAAGAAGTCTCGCGCTCCCGGCCAAGCGAAGACGATGCGGCCTCGCAACCAGGCGCCGGAACTGAAGCGGGAACCGGAGATACCGGCGACCGCTTACGACGCTCAGCGGCTCCAATCCGCAAAGCTCCTCCACCACCTCACGGCCGGCGAATGCTGCTGGCCCCTGAACACCGGCGGCCCGTACCTGTTCTGTGCGGCGGAAACGACGGGCCGCTACTGCCGAAACCACCATGCTCGGTCATTGCCGAAGAAGAACGAGGGAAAAGCATGAACAGGTCACGCTGGTACGCAATCAGGACGGCACCGGGCTATCAGCGCATGGCAGCCGTCGACGAGCGCCTCCCGGAAAGTCGGCGGATGGAATCCATCATCGAGCGGAACTGCCGCAAGGACGGCTTCGACATCTTCATGCCGTCGTTCTACAAGGAGTTGAAGCACCACCGGACGAACGAAATTATCGAGAAGCGGTTTCCGTTCCTTGTCGGGTATGCCTTCGTCAATCTGCCCAGGCTGAACTTCGAGGATCTTCGCAGGGTTGACGGCGTGATCGGCCTGCTGCGGGGAAGCATCGGCTATGGACCGCTTGAGTTTCCGGACGGCATGATTGAGGATCTGTACTTCGCAGAGCACGAGCGTCGGCAAGCCTTCCTCTACGAACAGCATTGCCGGAGAGAGAACTGGCGGCAGGAGCGCGTCCAGCATCTGCGCGGACAGCTTCGCAAGATACTGCCGAAGGGCCGGAAAGCTCGCGTCTCGATGGTCGATCAAGCCGAGATGGCTATAGATTCACTGAGCCCTCAGATCAAAGAGCGGGTACAGAAAATTATCAGCGAATTGAACGGCCTCACGAGCGATGTAGAGGTTGAAAATCTCCGCCAAGCTGTATAGATTTTCTGCAGTGATTTGCGGTTGTCACAGTTGCGGACCTCACAGAGGGAATACTCGCCGGACCGCTGCCGAAAGTTCACACTCGGCGCATAGGAGAAATGCGGCCAAAATCTACTGGCCCATTTTACCTCTGCTGCGGCTAGCTCTCGGTTTTCGACATAACCACGTAAATTACATCTCCGACCGTGATAACGGCTTCGGCCACGTCATCTGAAATTTGGATGTTGAACTCGTCCTCAATCATCATGACGATTTGAGCGACTTCGAGATAGTCGGCGCCGAGGTCATCTACGATGGACGCTTCGTCCACAGCCCGGGCAGGGTCGATGCCCAACTGCTCGATGATTATTGCTCTTGCACGGCTAGCGGCGTCCGCGCTGGAGTTTTCCACCGATGCGCTCCCTCAAACGGCTCTCACTGGTTAGGCGACCGTCACGCAATCATAATCATCGCTTTTCCTTATTCCAATACTCTCGCACCGTCGCAGGCAGGGCAACTGGTAAACCGCGTGGCTAGCCACGAAAGACCGGGTTCAATTCCCGGCGAGCTACATTAAATAACTGTAATGGTTGAGAAAAGCCTTCAATCAAGGTGGCCAGCGCGAGTGGCGTATTGTACAAGGCGATTAGAGGTTAGCGCTCAGACAGCGCCCGCCGCCACCCCATCGGTGGCGGTTTTTTCGTCTTCAGGAGCGTCAAAATGAAGTCCCCTTCCCAAATCGCAGACAGCGAGAGCGACCAGCACACCGCCGAGGTCCCATACCGTATCCACTTCTATGAGAACTGCAGCCAATCACCAGCGTCGTGGCTGGTGCCGCAGGCAATGATTGAGATCGAAGTGATCGAAAAGAGAGGGCTCCACGGCCGGATGCGCACTCCGCCGATTTTCGCGGAGCCCTGCGTGGCAGCCATCGGTAAAGACGGCAAGGCAATCGCTATGATCAACTACCGCGGCGAGGAGATCTGGAATATCTTTCTCTCCTACGTGGTTCCCGAGCATCGACGGAAACATATCCACACCGATCTTTTCGAAGCTCTTCGCGACAAGGGCCTCCAGCAAGGGAATATGTTTCAATCAACTCCATGACGCACGTCAACAACCTGGCCGCCCAAGCAGCGTTCGAAGCGCAAGGTAGGACAAAAGAATACATCATGTATACCTATCCGCTGAAGGACAGGAGCGACGGCAAAGAGCCCACTGAGAGCGCAGTGAGGATGCCCGAATACCTCGTCGAGCCCTTCGATACCGGCCCAGGCGGCCTCAAGAGCATGCAGGCCTTCATCAACGAGAAGACAGCAGAAAAATATGAGCTCCAACAGGTAATCGAGCGCAGCACGTACCAGTGGGTGCTGATCTTCAAGCGCGAGGCCGATCGGGCCTGACAGCCGCGCATGCCTGAATAGGGAACCGGGCCAAAGGTCCGGCTTCCCGATGTCTCAATTTGTGCCCTCAGGATAGGGTAGAGGTTGGAACATCAGCGAGACGCTGGATTCTCTTTTATCCAGTTGTTCGTCCCGGCCTTTGCGCCAGAGTAATGCCGGTTCTTGACCATCTCACTGACCCAGAGCGAATCGTCCTTGTCCATGAGCTTTTTCAGATGGTCGTGCAGCTCTTCGGCAGTGTTGCTCACGTTGATGAGCCACGCTGAGAACTGGTACTTGTGACCACCGAGACGTTTGATCTCGTTGATCAGCGGCTTGTAAGCCGAAGAATCCTCGTCGCCGTTTAGGTCGTAAGTAACCACGTATGAAGTCATTACTGTTCCTTTCTGGTTGCATAAGAAGGAAACGATGAATGTGGGCGATTCGCAACCTCAAGGAGACATGCCAGGAACTTACACCCGAAAATCACAGGGGCTTGGGGATAACCATGAGACCGCAGCCTCCATCCTCGCTTTTCGACGACATCAGCTCCCCAGCCTTCGTCCCGGCCGAAGATATGCTGGAATGGATAGAGGCGACCTTCCTCGATCCGTCATCGCCGCTCCACAATCCGGAGCACGCGCACCTGGCGCACGCTGAGATCGGCTTCCTCTGGACCTTCGTCGAGAACAGCCGCAAAGGGCGCCGCATCATCGGTCAGTGCGAAGAGGGAAAGCCTCAGGGCGCCATGGGCCAGCGCTCGGGCAGAGATGCAGATCAAGCAATGGTTCGGCTTCGTCCCTGATTTCATCATCACGCTGGACGCCGAATACTGCCGGCACTGCGGTGATGCAGAATTCATGGCGCTCGTCGAGCACGAGCTCTATCACGCCGCCCAAGACACGGATGCGTTCGGCGCGCCGAAGTTCAGCCGATCGACAGGGCGCCCAGTCTTCACCATCCGCGGGCATGATGTGGAAGAGTTCGTCGGCGTCGTCCGACGCTATGGCGCAGATGCTGCTGGTGTCCGCGCACTCGTCGATGCAGCCAACGGGCCCCCAGAAATCGCGAAAGCGCAGATCTCGCACGCATGCGGCACCTGTCGACTGAGGATCGTCAGTTAGCTGTCTCAGTGGTGGGCGGAGCGAGGGCAAGAGAACTACGCAAAGTTCCGTAAACGCTGATCATCGCTGTCGCGGCCTCATTGGCAATCTTGACGACCTTTGAATAATTGTCAGGGTTGATCCCTGCCGGGCCGCCGCTGCAGCTGCCCGAGACCATGCCAGGAATTCCCTTCACTTTTCCGATGGCTAATTCTGTTTGTTGTGCTGCCTGGAAGAGTTCCGCTGCCTGAGCGGTCGTCATCGTTTTCTTTGAGCCATTCGCGTATTCGGAAACGAAGGCCAGAGCTGCTGCGATGCAGTAAACGAATAAGCCGACCCATATTATGAGCCGTAGCATCCGGTTGCGCCCCTCATTTGTGCGGCCGGCTAGAAGCGCAATAACGACGATCACGAATATCAGCGCTGAGAAGCCCAGCGGCCCGTAATTTAGAAACTTGCCGACGTTACCTACTACTTGGCCCATTTCCCCCTCCAGCGCTCTTGGGACTTTGACACAGCCATGGCGAGAGCAAAACGCTCCGATGAGGTGAAGACTTACATCCTGCGAGCTCTGGCGTGTTCCGAGAGCCCGATCGTCGCCCCAATCAAGGTTCGGGCAGGAGGTGGATCGACAGCTGCTTCGCCATGTTGCGCCCCTCTCGCTGCGAGCCTCTACACAGTATCACGTCTGGTTGAACATAATCAAAACTGAAATCAAAGTTGCGTACATACCTGACCGGAGCCTGACAGAGAAATGGCCAAGGGCAAACTCAAAGACGACGTGAAAACCTTCATCGTCCAGAGCCTCGCATGCTTCGACACACCTTCGATAGTCGTCGAGGCAGTCAGGAAGGAATTCGGCAAGACGATCACGCGCCAATCGGTGGAAGGCTACGACCCGACCAAGAAGGCCGGCACCAACCTCGCAGAGAAGTGGAAGCTGCTCTTCGAGGAGACCCGCAAGACCTTCCTAGAGGATACGGCGACCATCGCCATCAGCCATCGCGCCGTTCGCCTTCGCGCTCTCCAGCGCATGGCAGAGAAGGCAGAGACCCAAGGCAACATGGTGCTGGCGGCATCGTTGATGAAGCAGGCCGCCGAGGAAGTGGGCAACGCCTACACCAACCGGCGCGAGCTAACGGGAAAGGATGGGAAGGACCTGCCGGTACCCGTATCGCCGGTCACGATCTTCCAGTTACCCGACAATGGCAGGAGCTGAGCAAGGGCAGGGCGCCCAGACCATCATCCGGCCGCAGCCGGGCCCGCAGACAGCATTCCTCGCCTCGCCGGCAGATATCGCCATCTATGGAGGCTCGGCAGGCGGCGGCAAGACGTGGGCGCTCCTTATGGAGCCACTTCGCCATATCGCCAACCCGCAGTTCGGCGCCGTCTTCTTCCGCCGGTCCACCGTCCAGGTCCGAAACGAGGGCGGCCTCTGGGACGAGAGCGAGAAGCTCTATCCGGCAATCGGCGCCACGCCCAAGGAACATGTACTGCAATGGAGCTTCCCGTCCGGGGCTTCGGTTTCATTCGCTCACCTCGAGCATGACAAGACCGTCCTGAACTGGCAGGGCTCGCAGATCCCGCTCATCTGCTTCGACGAGCTGACGCATTTCAGCGCCAAGCAGTTCTGGTACATGGTTTCGCGTAACCGTTCCATGAGCGGCGTGCGGCCTTACATCCGAGCAACCTGCAACCCTGATGCAGATAGCTGGGTAGCAGAGTTCATCAGCTGGTGGATTGACCAGGACACCGGATTGCCGATCCCAGAGCGGGCAGGCGTCCTTCGGTGGTTTGTCCGCATTGGCGATGCGATCATCTGGGGCGATAGCCCGCAAGACCTGGCGCACTACACGGCGCCGAACGAAGACGGCATTGATTCGCCGATCCCGCCCAAGTCGGTGACGTTCGTTCCGGCGAAGCTCAGTGACAACCGCGCGCTAATGGCAGCGGATCCGAGCTATCTGGCCAGCCTCATGGCCTTGCCGACGGTCGAGCGCGAGCGCCTCCTCGGCGGTAACTGGAAGATCCGGCCGGCCGCTGGGCTCATGTTTCGGCGTGATTGGTGCGAGGTCGTCTCTACTGTGCCGGCCGGCGTTGTCCGATGGATGCGCGGCTGGGATATCGCTGCCACGCCAAAGACGGAAAGCAACGATCCAGATGCCACGGCAGGCACGAAGATCGGAAAGCTATCGGACGGGCGATACATCGTCGCGCATCACACGTCGGACTTCTTGTCCCCTTCAGGCGTGGAAAGGCTGATCAAGAACACGGCATCCAGCGACGGCGAGGATGTTCATATCTCGCTGCCCCAAGACCCCGGGCAGGCTGGCAAGTCTCAGGTAGCGAGCATGACCAAAATGCTCGCAGGTTATCCAGTTAGGGCAACGCCAGAATCTGGCGACAAAGTTACACGCTTTAGCCCGTTCTCTGCGCAGGCCGAGGCGGGCAATGTCTTGGTCCTCAAGGGACCGTGGAACGAAGCATGGTTCTCCTCTCTGGAGGGCTTCCCCGAAGCAACCCACGATGACGACGCGGATAGCACCAGCAGAGCCTTCAACGCACTGCTGAACGAGCCTGTCCAAGCGGCAATGTTCCTATCGAAGAGGCACCGATGAACCGTATGCGATTGGTGGTGAACAATGCCACGCGTCGGCTCGGAGCCATGTTCCCGGGCTTTTTCCCGGACGCCAAGCACGATCACTACAAGGATTTCGGCTATCCGGCCGCGCTGACGTTCTCCCAGCTCTACGGGATGTACTCCCGCAACGGTATTGCCCAGGCTGGTGTGAACAAGACCGTCCTAAAGACCTGGCAGGACAACCCGTTCCTGCTCGAAGAAGAGCGTGACGGTTCAGAAGTCGGCGAGGCAGACGAAACCACGCTTGAAAAGCAGATCCGCCAGCGCTTCGACGACCTGCGTCTCTGGCAGAAGCTGGCAGAAGCCGACAGCATGTCGATGGTCGGCGCCTATGCGGGCGTCATCCTTCGTTTTGCCGACAGCAAGCGGCTCGATCAGCCTGTCGATCGAGTGACCGGCGGACTCAATGGCCTCGTCGAGATCATTCCGGCATGGGAAGGCCAGCTTACCGTCTCCCAGTGGGACACAGACGAAACTTCAGATGGTTACGGCCATCCGAAGATGTACCAGTTCAACGAGGCCGCAGTCGACGACAAGCAGCAACCGCGGAATTTTATCGTCCATCCCGATCGTGTCGTCATCTGGTCGAAGAATGGCACGGTGCACGGCAAGTCGATCCTCGAGGCGGGTTTCAACGACCTGCTAACGATGGAGAAGGTCAGCGGCGCCGGCGGGGAGGGGTTCTGGAAGAACGCCAAGTCCGCACCGGTGCTCGAAGTCGACCCCGAAGCGAAGCTGACCGAGATGGCCCGCATGATGGGCGTGCCGGTCGAAGAGCTCGTCGACAAGATGAACGACCAGGTCGAGGACTGGCAGAAGGGCTTCGACAAGCTGCTGATGGTCCAGGGCATGGAAGCCAAGACCCTCGGCATCACGTTGCCGTCGCCTGAGCACTTCTTCGCAATCGCCCTGCAGGCTTTTGCCGCCTCGATCAACATGCCCGTGAAGATCCTCGTCGGCATGCAGACCGGCGAACGGGCCAGCAAAGAAGACGCTGACGAATGGGCGCTGACGAACATGTCGCGTCGGACGAACTACGTCATCCCGAATATCCGAGCACTCGTGCAGCGCCTGGTGCGCGTCGGCATCCTGCCCGAGCGTGACTGGTTCGTCGATTGGACCGATCTGACCGAAAGCTCGATGTCGGAGAAGATCGATCGCGCCAGCAAGATGGCCGAGACCAACCAGAAAATGGGCACCGGCGTCATCGTCTTCACCGACGAGGAGATCCGCGCCGTCGTTGGTTACGAGCCGTTGTCGGATGCGGAAAAGTTCGCAAACGAGCCGACGGACGATGAAACCCGCGATGCTCTCGGCACCAAACCAAAGGACACCGTAGAATGAAGCACGTCCGCGTCAACGTTCGCAGCGTTGCGAACACGAAGGCTGTCCGGAAGGAAAAGCGTAACGGTCGCGATGTCGTTATCGTCCCCAGCGCCACGCTGCCCGACGACATCATTATGAATGGTATTCGCTACCCGGCCGACGAGATTGGGAAGAGCTTCGCCGGCCTCAATCGTACGCCGGCGCCGCTCGGTCACCCGATGATCAACGGCAAGTTCGTCTCGGCCCGCGATCCAGAGGGGATCAACGTCGGCTACATCGGCGCATGGAATGAGAACGTCCGTCGCGAGAACGGCCGCGTCTTCCTCGACAAGGTCATCGACATCGAGGTCGCCAACCGGTCGCCAGGCGGCAAGGAAGTCCTTGCCGCGATCGAGAAGGGCGAGCCGGTCCACACCTCCACCGGCCTGCTTGCCAACCTTGAGGCCGTTGCCAACGCCTCAGACCACAAACACATCGCTCGCAATATCGAGTTCGACCATGACGCCATCCTCCTCGGTGAGGTTGGCGCGGCCACGCCTGACCAGGGCGTCGGCATGCTGGTGAACGCCCAAGGCGAGCAAACGGAAATCGAGGTCATCAACTCCGCCATTCAAGAGGCAGAGCGTGACATCGATTGGGCGATGGATTCACTCGCCCGAGCCCTTGAGAAGCGCCAGAGGGCGGGTCTCTTGGACAAACTGAAAGCCGCGATCCTGGAAGCCCTTGGCATTTCCGAGCGGGAACCCACCACGAACACGAAGGACACTGAGATGCCTGTCACTGACGAGCAGTTCACTGCGCTTTCCGCGAAGGTCGATGCCCTCTCGGAAGGCTTCAACAAGATCGGGGAGACCGTCACTAACGCCGTCATGGCTGCGGTGAAGCCGATCACCGACTCCCATGCGGAGATGGTCGCCAACCAGAAGGCCAAGGACGACGCCGAACACGCCGACCTGGTCACCAAGATCGTCAAAGCCAACGTCCTCGATGAGGAAACGGCCAAGGCAACCCCGCTCAACACGCTGCGCGCTCTCGCCAAGACGGCGGAGCCGGGCAAGGCAGCTCCGCTGAACCCTGCATTCAAGGGTAACGCCAGCGAAAAGCCGGCCTTCAAGCTGCCGAAGGGAGACTAACCCATGGCTCGCTATAACAAGATTTACGCCGGTCCCGTTTCCGAGGTCCTGCCGCAGGTGCAGGAGCGTCTTTGCGCTGCCGCCATCCTGCCCGGTACCGCGCTCATCGAATCTGGTTCCAGCTTCGCTCAGGCGGGCGCTGCATCCAACGCCAAGATCTACATAGCGCAGGACAACTACCTCGCGATGAAGGGTGTTGACGATGCATGGGCAGCCAACGACCGCATCATCGGCATGGAGATGCTCGATGAGCAGTTCTTCAACGTTCGTGTGCCCACCGGCACCAACGTCGCCCGCGGCGCTGCGCTGACAACCAACGCCTCTGGAAAGTTCGTCCTCGCCGCCACCGGCAACCGCATCATCGCGTTCGCCGAGGAGGCTTACAACAACACAACGGGGGCTGATCAGCTCGTTCGCGTCCGCGCGGCGAAGAGCGCCCTGGCATCGGCCTAAGGAGCGAAACCAGATGCGCTATTTTGACGAACAACTCGTCGCCAATTCCCGTCCGCATGCGGAATGGTGGGCCGACGTTTCGATTAACCGCGAGCATTTCCATCAGGTCGAAGATCACATGGCCTCGCTCGCCAACTCTGCCGCTGTCCTGCCGCGTGATGCGTGGATGGATATCGACAGCATCACCCGCCGCGTCCTGCGTGACGACGAGGGTGAAGTCTACATGCGCGACCTGATGGCGCTCGCTCGCCCGATCAACATCGGCAAGCTCGTCAGCATGACCCGCGTTGCGTCGGACTCTGCGAACCCGGTTATCCGGTCCATGTCGGGCCAGACGCCGGTCCCGATGGATAAGGTCGTCTACACTTACCGCGGCACGCCGGTTCCGATCTTCCAGGACGGCTATGGTCGCGAGTGGCGCGAGTGGAACACGCTGCAGTCCGAGAACTTCGACGCTCTGGCTGACGACGAGGAGGCTGCAAACGCCAAGATCCGCAAGGATCAGGCTGACTACGTCCTGAACGGCGACACCTCGATTGTCTTCCAGGGCTACTCTGGCACTGGCATCCGCAGCAACCCGCTGGCGAAGACGATCAACATCGGTGCTTCCGGTGCGAATATCGATCTCACGTCCCCCTCGACGACCTCGGACGCGATCGACACGTTCTTCACCCAGACGTTCGGCGCGATGCTCGATGCCAACCTGATCACTGGCAAGGTGAACATCTACATCTCGCCCGAGATCGGCCGCAACCTAGACCGCTCTTACTCCGGGGCGAATGGGTTCAAGGGCGGCACTCTGCTGCAGTACCTGCTGACTAACCGCCGCATCGGCAAGATCGAAGTGACCTTCAAGCTCTCGGGCAATGAGTTCTTCGGCTTTGTCCCGTCGGCTGAGTTCATCCGTCCCCTGATCGGGATGGCCGTGAACACGACGGCAATGCCGCGTCTCTACCCGACAGCGAACTATCAGTTCCTGAAGATGGGTGCGATGGGCCTCGAAATCCGGGCAGACTACAACGGCAAGTCCGGCGTCTTCTACTCCACCAACACCTGATGATTTGATGCCTCGTTCCTAATCGAGCGGGGTGTCTTCCACCGCAACAGGAGACAGATCCTATGAAGATCCGTTTGAAAGCGCCGGCTGGTCTGGATTCCACCGGCATCTATGGCAAGGACGGCAAGGAAATGCCGGTGGGCCATGAAATGGATGTTGCCGATGAGCCCAAGGGATGGGCTGGCCGTTATGATATTCTTTCGGGCGGTGACAGTAGGGGCAAGGTAGCTGTGACCGGCGATGGTGGCGGCGAAGCCAAGACGGCGGCCGAAGTACTCGCAATGGCCAACGACACCAGCGTCCCGTTCATGACCTTCAAGTCGGCAGCGACGAAGCTGCTCGGCGAGAAGACGCCGGCCAGCAAGGCGGACATCGTCGCCGCGCTCGAAGACCTGGCAACCCAGCCGTAAGGAACGATCATGGCAGGCTATGGTGAAGACAGCACGTTTCAGGCGTGGCTGACAGAGAACGGCTACATGCTGCCATCTGGCGCGCCGTCGCCTGCCGTGCTCCGCAATCGTGGGAGCCAGTACATCGACGCGGTGTACGGCTCTCGCTTCGTGGGCAGTGTCGTTGATCCGGTTCAAGAGCGGCAGTGGCCGCGCGAGGGCGCGATTGTCAACGGCAAGTTGATCCCGTCCGACGTCGTCCCGACCGCGGTCATTCATGCATCGTTCTATGCTGCCTACCAGGAAGCGACGAAACCCGGCAGCCTTTCGGTTGTTGGATCCGGCGCTACCCGCGTGAAGCGGAAGAAGGTAGGACAGCTCGAGGTCGAGTATCAGAGCACGTCCAGTGAGAGCGAGACCGGCGCCGATCTCACACCCATCATCTCAGTCGTGGACGGCATGTTGGCGCCTTTCCTGCGCGACGACAGCCTTGTCTGCCTCGGCATTCTCTCGGTTGGCTGCTGATGGCTACGTTCGACTATGCAGACATGCAGGCGACCGCGCACGATCTCATCGAGGAGTTCGGGCAGGCCGGCGTCGTCACGCGCCTTGAGCCACCGGACCCGATCTATGGTGGCGATCCTGTGCCGACGCCTTACCCGGCAACGCTCGTGCCAATGGCCTACGAGGCCCGCTACGTTGACGGCACGGTCATCCAGACCGGAGACATGCAGATTTACATCTCCGCTGTCGGCCTACCGATCGAGCCGACCCTGGGGGACGTCGTCACCGCCAATGGCAAAGATTACGCCATCGTTGCCGGCGACCCGAACAAATACGACGGCATCACGCCGGTGGTTTTCATCGTGCATGGGAGACTGGCACAGTGAGTATGCGTTTTGCCAGCGCCTGGTCCTTCTCGAAGGACCACCCCGCGATGCACAACCTGATCTCACGGCTGGTAGGCAACAAACATGTAGACGTAGACGCAGACCAGGATGAGTAACGCGGTACCGACGATGATCGGAGCCGAGTACTTCTTCATTGAGCCAGCCTCAGTGTATTAGCGGAGCCTTCTATAGCATGGCTGGCACGTCTCCCTGAGCGATTTCGGGAGGCAAGAAGCGGCCATTACTCCGCCTGCGAAGATATTCGCCGTCCTGGTCGACCTCTACGGACGTGAGATCGCGCCGACAAGGTCGCCAAGGAAGTGATTAAACCCGGTGTCGGCCCGAAGGTCGACTGGCCTAACTTGGTGAAAGGAAACGCCATGAAAATCCGCTTTGTGAAGGACTATCAAGGTTATGCCGTCGGCGATGTCGTCGATGCCTCCGAACTCTCTGGCGGCCTCGCCCAAGGGCTGATCAATCTCGGCATCGCCGAGAAGATGCCCGAAGAGAAGGTTGCGGCGAAGAAGGGCGACAAGGAATGAACCGGCGCTCATTTCTCGGCTTTGCCGTCGGCGGCGCCGTAGCCGCTCCTGCCGCCATTCTCGTCGGTGAGCGCGTGGAGGGCTTTCCGAAGCCCTCAGCCATGCCCGCAACAGACGTCGCTCGCAGTCAAGCCCAACAGGTCAGCGTCATGGTCACGGGCGCTGATGGTGACGCGCGTATTCGTCGGCTTGTGCAGGAAGGTGTCCAGAAGGCGCTTTCCGAGCAGCGGACCTTTGCCCATCGTAAGGGGCGATAAGCCTTGGCCTCTCTTCGGCAGCAGCTCGACGCGCTCATCGAGGAGCTTTCCCCAGCAATGGAGAAGGCCTTCCGCGAAGCGATCGAGGACATCAAATCCGAGATCGTGTTGAAAGAGGTTGTCGAGCGGCTGGAACGCCGAGACGTTGAGGGTGCCATTGCGGCACTTCACGTCGACCCGGCAGCCTTCCGGCCGCTCTCCGAGGCGATCCGGACCGCCTTCAATTCAGGTGGCCTCCTGGTCGTCAAGAACATGCCCCGCCTGTCGGATCCGGCGGGCGGCCGTGTCGTCTTCAGGTGGGACGTCCAGAACCAGCGTGCCGAGCAGATCATCCGCGAAGCCTCGTCGACGCTGATCACGCACGTCACCGAAGACACGAAGCAGATGGCCCGGGAGCGTATCGAAGCAGGCTATGCCAAGGGGCAGGGGCCGAACACGATTGCACTCGACATCGCCGGCCGCTTCAACCGGGTCACCGGGCGCCGTGAAGGTGGCTTGCTCGGCATGACGTCGCAGCTTGCCCGCGCCGTCGAGAACGCGCGCACGGCGCTCCTCTCGGGCGACGTAGAGGGCATGAAGCACTACCTGACGCTGACGCGCCGGGATAAGCGCTTCGACCGGCAGGTCGCCAAGGCCATTCGCGAGGGCAGGTCGCTTCCGGCCGACGCCGTCCAGAAGATCACCGGCCGTCTGGCGGACCGCTATGTGCAGCTCCGGGCCCAGACGATCGCGCGCACGGAAACGCAGTCATCCGCCCACGCTGCGAAGCATGAAGCCTATCAGCAGGGACTGGACCGCGCCGGCCGCGACGCCAGTATTGTCACTCGCCGTTGGCGCTCGGTCGGTGACGGCCGTGTTCGCCACACGCATCTGGTCCTGAATGCCGAAGAGGTGACAGGCATGGATTTGCCGTTCCAGTCGCCATCGGGCGCTATGATGCGCTTCCCAGGCGATACCAGTCTCGGCGCTGGTGCAGCAGAGATCATCGGTTGCCGCTGCCACGTCGAATATAACTTCGACTTTCCCGAGGAATACGCGAGATCGCGAGGCCGATAATGGCTGAGAACAATCTGAGCTTTGCCGCCCAGGTGTCGGAATGGGTACAGGCGGAGAAGGAACGGGAGGCGGCCGTCTTGCGCACCGCGGCGCAGATGGTCGCGAACAACGTTCGGACATCGGTTGCGGAGGGTGGGCGCATCCCGGTCGATACCGGCAACCTCAAGAACTCGCTAATGGCATCGACTTCCACAATGCCGCGCGTTGAGGGCGAGAGGGAATATCCGAATCAGAGTGGGGAGATCGAGCTCATCATCTCCAACCTCGATATCGGCGAGACGCTCTATCTTGGATTTCAGGCCGCCTATGGCCCGCGCATGAATTACGGCTTCGTCGGGCAGGACAGCCTCGGGCGTGTCTACAATCAGCAGGGGTTCGGCTTTGTTGATGCCGAGGCTCAGACCTGGCCGCAAACGGTCAAGGAAGCTGAGGCGAAGGTTCGCGGTTGCTTTGAAGCGGGTCCGAGCCCTCGGACATAATGAGCAGCGCGCGCTGAAGGATGTCTAAATCGCGGATCGCAGCGGAAAGCACCTGCCGGCCGTTCTCGGTCTCAACCGTCTTATTGAGAAGCAGCGACAACGCTTCGTGCAAGAGGTCATACACCTCGGTATCGCTGAGTGCTTTGTCGGCCATGGGCCTAGAGGTAACAGATGGCTGATACGGTGGAAATGAAAATCTATCAGGCGCTGCTGCTTCGAGCGCAGGCCTTTGTCCCGCCGGCCGGTGTAACCATCGTCCTTCCAGGAGTGCCTTTCGCGCCGACTGCACAGAGCAAGTTCGTTTCTGTCGAGGTCCACTTCAACCGCTCGATCGAAACAGACCTTTCGCTTGTCATGGACCCGATCCGACAAGGCTTTGTGCGCACCAACGTCATGTGGCCGAAAGGCTCCGCGATCGTCGACGGATACAATCTCGCCGGCCAGCTTCGCGCGCATTTTCGCCGCGGAACAAAGCTGTTCCGGACCGACACGCAAGTCCGCATCGACGTTGATCCGGAAATCGGCGTCCTCGTGACAGGGGATACCCACCACAACATACCCGTCACCACCCGGTGGCGTTGCTACCCGCAAGTTCCGGCCTGATTGGCCTGCCGTTCCTGCGCCTTCGGCAAGCGCAATCAGACAGAAAGGAATGAGCTATGGCTCAGCTTTACCCGGTCGCCGGTGCGAAAATCTATATCGGCGCGGCCGTCAATGACGTCCCGGACGATGCCGACATCGTCGAATCCCTCTTCACCTCGGTCACCTTCACCGAAATCAAGGGGTGGCAGACGATGGGCGCCATCGGCGACGCCGCCGCGCTGATCACCGAATCCATCATCTCTTCTGGGCGCGATCTGAAGGCAAAGGGCACCCGCAACGCCGGCTCGATGCAGAACAACTTCATCATCCTGCCGAACGACGCCGGCCAGATTGCGCTGATCGCGGCGGAGGCGACCGACTACAACTATCCCTTCAAGCTCGCCTTCGATGATGCCCCGCCTGCGGAAACGTCGACTGTGACGATCACCGTAGCCACTCCAGGCGTCATATCCTGGAACGCGCACGGTCTTGTCGCCGGTGGGGCTGTGAAATTCTCGACGACAGGCGCGCTGCCGACGGGCCTCACTGCCGGAACGACCTATTATGTCGTCAACCCCACCGCGAATGATTTCAGTGTCGCGGCGACTCCGGGTGGCTCGGCTATTGCCACCAGCGGCACGCAGTCGGGCACTCACACCGCCACGACCGTACCGACGGGCACGATCAAGTATTTCTACGGGATCGTTATGACCGCCCAGGAAAACGGCGGGGGCGCCAACACCGCTCGCCTGCTTCAGGGCAATGTCGAAATCAACAGCGCCGTTCTGACGGTCGCTCCTGTCGGTGGTGCGTAATGGCTGAAGAGTTTGTCGACCTTTCCGGTCTCGAAGCCCTCGTCCAATCACAGGAGGAGGGTATCGAGATCGATCTCCTGAATGAACAGGCCAAGCCGATCGGTCTCAAGATCCGAGTCGTCGGCCCAGACAGCGACCGCATGCAGAAAGCGGTCCGCGATGTTGCCGCGGAGTTCGCCAAGGCTGCGGCCGAGCGCGAAAGCCTTGGCCGGGATGATGACAGCGACGCCCGCATGGTCGCCATCCTCGCAAAGGCAACCATGAGCTGGTCGCCAAATCCGAAGATTGGGGGCAGTGTTGTGCCCTTCTCTGAGGAGAATGTTCGCAACCTCTACACCAAGTTCCGGATCATCCGTGAACAGGTCGAGGTCCGCGCGGTTCGCCGCGGCTCTTTTACCAAAGGCTGATCGACCGGCTCTGTAAGCTTATTGTCGATCAGCACGAAGGTAAGAAGCTCGCTATCCCCGCTGCCGGCCAGCAGGTCTGGTGGTGGTTCCGAGAGCTGGACAGCCAGCGCACCGGGAACGGCTACGGGCCCAACGCTCTCGGGTTTCAGGCAATTGGAGAATGGGCGAGGCTTCGCGGCCTCGTTCTCAAGCAGTGGCAGCTCGATGCCATTCTGGCAATGGACCTGAAGCGCCGCGAGATCATGGCGCCGAAGGACGAGCCGGAGCCAGAGAAGCCGAAAGTCTCAGAGCGTCCGCTCTCCGCGCGTCTCTTCGATGCGCTTTTCCCAAGCAAGAAGTGATAGCCGATGTCTGAAGCTACCCTTGGTTTCAAGATCGACAGTTCGCCGGCCGTCAAAGGCGCCGCTGACCTCGATCACCTGACGGCAGCCGCTGGCCGCACTCAACAGGCTGTTGGGAAGCTCGAGAACGAGGTCGATCAGCTTGGCGGCGCGCTTGGGAAGGCAGGACAGGGCGCCGGCAGGCTCAAGCCTCCGATCGACGATCTCGGCCGCTCGTTCGGAGCGCAGGATGAGCATGTGCGCGCCTTCCGAATGGAAGTCGAGCGGCTCACGCTGAAGTATCAGCCGTTGGCGAAAGCCACGCGCGATTACGAGGCGTCCATTGGCGAAATCCAGCGGGCGCACAAGCTCGGCGCCATCACGGCGCAGGAAATGACGCAGGCTCTCGATCGTGAGCGCCAGGCATATGAGAGGCTGAAGACGTCGGCGACGGCCGCCGGCGCTGCGGTAAAGGCTGCGAACACGAACCGGCCGGGCGCGCAGGGCTTCAACTCTGGCAATGCTGCGTTCCAGTTTCAGGATATCGCCGTCACGGCCGCCATGGGCATGAACCCGCTCATGATCGGTCTGCAGCAGGGCACGCAGCTTGCGTCCGTTCTCGGTTCGATGGAGCGGCCGGTCTCCGGTCTGGCATCGGCCTTCGCGTCGCTGATCAGCCCTGTTTCGCTGGTCACTATCGGCTTGACCGCCGGTACCGCCGCGCTCGTCCAGTATTTCATGACGGCCGAAAGCGGCACGGACAAGACGAGCAAGCTCTTCGAAGAGCAGAACGATCTGATCCGGCGCGCGGCCGCCCTGTGGGGCGACGCTGCGCCGCAGCTGAAAGCTTACGTCGACGAGCTCGACCGCGCCGATAAGATCACCCAGGGTCGGGAAGCAGGAGAAATTCTGGCCGGCCGAGAGCTAGAGGGTCTCGGCGAGGAGTTGCAGGGTGTCAACCGGCAGTTCTCCGAGGCGGTTCGCGGCCTCCGCAGCATCGATGCTGATCCCGCATTCATCCGGGATTTCTCGCAGGCCTTCGGTGACCTGCGCGAGCGCCTCGACGAGGGTACCGCATCGATAGCGGACATCAACAACGCCCAGCGCTTCTTGTCTGAAGCGGTGGACCGGTATGGCATTAAGTCCGTTCTCGGGTTCCGGGACGCCTTCGACCTCATTACCAAATCGATCCGAGACAGCATCGAGGCTTCGCGGGAAGCGCGCGCTGCTTGGATTGCGGGCATTGCCGGGGCCGACAACGTTCAGGACATCATCTCAGGATCGTTCTTCACGGAAAACGGCAGGACGATGCGCACCGCGGATTTCATGCCGCGCAATCCGGGTGTTCCGACCAGCCGACCGAACATCGAGTTGAGCGGCGACCCGGACGCCACGACCATCTTAAACTCTGATGGCCGGCTGACGGCCGTTCCGGTACCGGGGCAGAAGCCGAACTTCTTCGAGCTCGAAACGCAGAAGGAGAAGGTCGACGACGTCACGAAGGCCTATCGGCAGGCCGCTGAGGCAAAGGCTGACTTCTGGCTCGACATCTCGTTTCAGGAGCGCCAGGCCGAGCGCAGCGCCATCGACCGGCAGGTAGCGGCCACGCTCACGCGCTACGGCTTCAACGAGGATCTGAATTCGCCTGAGGCGAACGCAATCCGCCAAGGCCTGCGCCGGGATGAAGCGAAGGACGCCTTCAAGGGGTTCTTCGACGGCATCCACCAGGAGGCATGGGCGAACGGCGGCAAGATCGGGGACGCGATCGTCAAGTCGGCGCTGAGTGCAGCGCAGAAGGCGAGCGAGAAGGCTTGGGGCGCAATCTTTGATCAACTTGGTACCGCTGCGGCCAACTGGTTGACCGGCGGCTCTAAGGCGGGTGCCGGAGCCTTGTCTTCGGGGTTCAACGCGACCACAACGTTCGGATCATTTCTTGGCGCGAACGATAACAAGACCTTTGCCGCTCCGGTAGGTGCCGTCACCCGAGGCGCTCTGCCTCCGACGACCGAGATCGCAAGCTATATTGCAAAGGCGGCAGCCGCTCGGGGCATTGACCCGGACATCGCGCTGCGAGTTGCCAAGTCTGAAGGTGGTCTCAACAGTTGGAACCTACAGTCGAACTACGTCAAGAACGGAGTTCGTGAGCCGTCGTTCGGGCCATTCCAGCTCTACAAGGGCGGCGGTCTCGGCAACAAGTTTATGGCCCAGACGGGCCTTGATCCGGCCGATGCGTCGGCTGGCCCGGCGGGCATCGACTTCGCGCTTGACGAAGCCAGGAAGAGTGGCTGGGGAGCATGGTATGGCGCCAAGAAGGCTGGCATCGGCAACTTCGAGGGTATCGGGACCTATTCCGGAGGCGACAGTGCCGTGGATGCGATCACCAAGCTCGGCGAAGCATCAAGGGAAACGGTCAAGGGGCTGAGCGAGCTAGGGCAGGGTGCCGGCGGTCTCGGTCAGACACTCGCCAGCATTCCGCAAGCCCTCATGGGCAACGGCGGCGGTTCGGGCATCCTGAGCAGCCTGACCAAGTACGGTATGGGTCTATTCTCCGGTTCGGGCCAATTCGCCTCGGCGATGCTCAGCGGCGGGATCGGCCTTTTCGCCAACGGCACGAACTATGCCCCCGGTGGCTTGTCGGTCGTCGGCGAGCGCGGTCCGGAGCTCGTAAACCTGCCGCAGGGATCGGGCGTCATGAGCAATCACAAGCTCATGCAATCCTTGAACGACAACAACAACCAGCGTTCCAACGCTCCGGCGAACCTCAATGTCAACGTCATCGGTGCAAACGGTGATGAGCACGTCCGCGCCCTTGTGCGGCAGGGCGTTGGGCAGGCTCTGTCTCAGTATAACGAGCAGCAGCGCCGCGTCGGCTTCGGGGAAACGCAGAAGCGATTTGTAGCGCAGAAAGGCTGATGGATGGCAGTCTACATCAACCAGCCGACTGTGCCGATCATGTATCTACGGCCGACCCGGGCGAGTTTCGACAATCCCGGGTCGGCGATCGACGGCGGCGTCAATGGTATCGGGGAGTCGATTAGCATCGAGACCAGCGGCGGCGGTATCGTCACTGCCGTCTATGAGCGGTGCGTCCTGCAGGCTGAAGACACAGAGCGGCACGAGGTCATCAACTGGCTCGGGGCACGTGGGAACGGCGGCTATCGCTTCTTCAACGTCCCCATCATCAATGACGGCATCGGACCGTTTCCGGTCATCGACGGCAAGAAGCGCCCGAGCATCAAGGGCATTCCACATTCTGACGGTTCGTTTTTCTCTGATGGCTCCGGATACAGTCAGGCGACCGTCTACGGCGAAGTGACAGAAGCGGCGGCACTCGGCGCCAGCATCCTGAAAATGCGCGTCTATGGCGCTGCCCGGCCGCTGCGCTGGTCCGATTGGTTCTCGATCTATCACCCGACCAAAGGGTGGCGTGCCTATCGGTACTGGGAGGTCATCTCTAAGACTAACGAAACCAACCCGGTCTACACGCTTGCTATCGCTCCTCCGTTGCGAGAGGCGGTGACCGCCGGGACGCGTGTCGAGCTGGCGCGGCCGATGTGCGTCATGAAGTTCCCTCGCGGCTTCACGCTGCCCTGGGATTATGAGGGCTGGTATCATTCGCGGCCGACGCTTCAGTTTACGGAGGCGTTCTGATGGAATTCGTACCCTCGAGCATCGTCGCGGAGATGCGCGGCAGCCATCAGTTAGGCATCTTCCTCAGGGTCGATACGGATCCTGCTTTGCATCTCTGGTTCGGGATCAACGACATCCCGGCCAATTTCGACAGCATCGACCCAACAGGAACCGTCTATCTCGGCGGCGGGCGTCTAATCGGCGTGCCAACGCTCGAGATACTGGTCAACGGCACAGCCGACAGCGTCGAGTTCACTCTCTCCGGACTCGACCCGACGACATCGGCAAAGATGCTCGACAGCTTGCCGCCGGTGCGCGGCGCCGCCGTCCAAATGGGGTTGACTACGCTCGATCGGTATTTCCAGCCGATGAGCAGCATTATCCCGATCTGGACCGGGACCGCGTCACATACGGGAGAGGTGAGCCCGCCAGTTGAGGAGGGTGATAGCCCAAGCATCACGCTTTCGCTCGCCGTGGTGACCGGCGAGGCAACCCGGTCCCGGGGCGCCCGCTCTGTCTGGTCAACACCTCATCAGAAGGCGATATCGCTGACCGACAAGTTTTGCGACGGCGTCAGCCGGCTTGCCAGGGGCGTTCAGCCGGTCTGGCCGAATTTCCAAGGATAGCCATGACCTTGCAAGAATTTCTTGCCCTGCCACACCAGTTCCGGTGGGGCGGGGTTGCTGGCGATGATTGCACGACCTTCTGCGGGACTTGGCTGTGCGAGAGCGTCGGCGTCGATCCTGCGGAGGCCTATCGCGGCACATACAGCACGGCGGAAGGCGCTCACGACATCCTGGCGCAGGCCGGCGGCCTCGTATCCTTCGCTGCGCACGCACTTGAGCCGCTCGGCTTTGTACGCACCGTGTGTCTGCAAGACGGTGATGTCGGCGTTGTGCTCGCTCCTGCCGGCATGGCTGGGGTCAAGGAAGTCTGCGCGATCCGTTTCGGACCGCTCTGGGCTCTGCTGGCGCCGTCCGGTGTCATCGCCAAGAAACTTGATCACGTTGCAGCCTGGCGCGCGCCGGATGGAGACCTGAGCGTATGAGTTTCCATCACCGCATGATGCTGCAGCGCTATGGTCTGGGTTGCACGACGTCGCTCTACAGCGAAGTTCTGTTTGATCCGATCTTCACGCCGATCTTCACTGCCGTCCTTGGTACCGGCGGTTTCGCCATCGGCGCCACCACGATTACTTACGCGTCGATCGCGTCGGCGATTGCGACCACCGCCATCTCTATCGGTCTGCAGGCGCTCCTCGCGCAAGCACCGAAGCCCCCGAAGCCGGAAGATGGCAGGGCGCCGCTCAACCAGGCGATACCGTTCCGCATCTATGCTGTCGGCCGCACCCGCGTCGCCGGCGCCCGCATGATGTGGGAGGCGAAGGGTTCCAACCTCTATTCGGTGCAGGCCATCGCCGGCCACCGAATTAAGTCCTTCAACCGGTTCTACCTGAACGATGACGAGGTGACGGTCGTCGATAATGTCGTCACGCCTTTAACGACGGGTGGCAGGTACGGCGCGGGTTCCGCGAACGTCAGGCTGTACACGCGCCTCGGCGCGAACCCTGAAACGCCCTATGCCGAGCTCGTCTCCGCACTCGGCGCGGACGGCATCTGGACCAACGATCATCGCGGAGACGGACAGGCCTCGCTCGCGATGCGGGCGCATAATGCAGACGCGCAGGATCAGCAGACGGCTTTCCCGTATGGCGCCCCATCTCCTTCGGTGGAGATCGACGGCGCCTACTGTTGGGATTTCCGCGACCCGGCTCAGGATCCGTCAGATCAGAGCACTTGGACGTGGACGCGCAACTCGGCCGTCATCTTGGCTTGGCATCTCTGCTTCAACGAGTTCGGATTCGGCCTCGATTACCAGAAGGCTCTCTTGCCGGTTATCGACCTCTGGAAGGAGGAGGCCGACATCTGCGACGAGCTCGTGGCGCTCAATGGCGGCGGCACTGAGAAGCGTTACGAGTGCAACGGCTGGGATACGACCGAGAACGGTCCTAAATCCGGCCTGAACGCGATCTTGGCAACGTGCGACGGTCACCTCGTCGCTCGCGGTGACGGCGCCCGCATCCTGACCGTCGGCAAATTCCGCGAAAGCAGGACGGCCACGCTGACCGACGCCGATATCGTCGGCCACAACGTCCAGTACGGAGTTCTTTTCGAGGACGAGTGCAACCGGCTCGTGCCGAAGTTCACCTATCCGGCGACGAATTATACGAGCTGCGACACCGACTTCTTCGAGGACACAGACGCGCAGATCGCCGCCGGCCGCGTCCTCACCATGGAAGGGAGTTACGAGTGGTGCCACCAGTGGCGGCAAGCCCGGCGCCTCGGCAAGCGTGACTGGCTGCGCCAGCGCCAGGAGGTCAAGGGAAGCCTTGATGTTCGACTTTCCGGGATCAATGCGGTCTATGCGCGGTGGGTTCGTCTGGAGACGCCCAAGAGGCTGCCTAAGCTCGACGGGAAACTGGTCGAGAACCGGCGCTCCATCGTTGCCCTCACAAAGGGCGGCTTCACGATGGACTTCATCGCGCATCCCGAAGGGATTGACGATTGGAACCCCGCCACAGAGGAGGGGCAGCAGCCGCCGGTACCGCCGGCAGTGAACGCCTCCGACATTCCAACACCGGTCATCAACCTCATACAGGCGAAGGCAAACGGCGGGAGCGTCTATATCCGCGTCGTCATTATCGATCCGGAGGATGGCAGCTTCACGCCGGTCGTTCGCTACAGGGTAGCCGATGCAGACGGTCTCGGGACCCCGGGTGCCTGGGTAGAACAACAGAACCCAAGTGCGGACCCATCCGGCGGATACATTGACCTGTCGACCGGGAATGTTCCAGCGGACAAGGTTCTTGAAATTCAGGTGGCCTTCATAGTGTCCAACCGGAGGTATTCGAATTGGTCGGTAACCGAAACTGTCACATCAACTGCTGATCCGACGCCTCCGGGTATTGTCACCTCGCCAAGTGTGACAGGTGGACTTGGCCAGGCAACCTTCAACTGGACCGCGCCCAATAGCAGTAATTATGCGGGCGCCAAGATATACTGGAACGCCGTCGATAACTTCGGAACCGCGAGCTACGCCGGCCCACCCGAGTACGGCGCTCCCAGCAGCGCGGACTCGACGGTCCGGTCGTTTGCCCCTGGCACCTATTACGGCTGGATTGTCTCTATCAACCGCTCCGGCATCGAAGGTTCGCCGGTAGCAACGGGCTCCTTCACCGTCTCCTGACGCTCTCTTTCATCTCCTCCTAGGCCCTGGCGCATCGCCGGGGCGCTTTCGCATGGGAAACATCATGGTCGAACTCGCCGCAAATATCTGGGCTGATGGTCCTTCCTCTGATCCGTATGAGCCTGACAAGGCGCAGATCCGTGCGTGGGGCAGCTGGGTTGAAGGCATAATCACGGCCTTCACCTCGAGTGGCGGCCTGATTTACGACGCGCGCGCAGAGTTGTTCGCGGACGTCTCTTTTAATGAGAAGCGAATGGCCTGGGTTATTGACGACCCGAACGTTGAGTATATCGGCGTATACGGGTTCGACCCTGACACCGACACGTGGGAGCGGAAGTCGGATCTGCCATTTTCGTTCATCGTGGCGAACGATGCCGGAGCCGGCACACCTGTCGGAATTCAAGCGACCACCGCCATTCCGGTTTCTGGATCTGCGCTGGTTTGGATGGAAGTCGCCGAGACGAACACCGGTAGCCCCGTAACCGTAGCATTCAACGGCGGCGCTACGCTGACGATCAAGACGAACAGCGGCAACGACGTCGCGGTCGGTGGCCTGACTGCCGGCATGATCGTCATGGGCATTGTGTCCGGCTCGACGTTCCGACTGGTGAGCGATCAAGCGAGCGCAGCGATTGTCGCGGCTTCTGAGGCTGCTCAAGCGGCTGCCGAGGCGGCTGCTGCAAGTGCCAACATCCGGTACGCCGCCACTCGTGCAGCGCTCAAGGCGTACAACACCAACGTGACGACTCTGGCCTTCCTCGGGGAAGCAGGTCGCAACGGTCTGTATGAATGGACCGCAGGCGACTTTTCCGCGCAGATCGCGGCCGACACTGCCGAGGCCGTTTACATTAAAGCCGACGATACCGCCGCAACCTCGGGTGCCTGGGTGCGCATTTCCTGCAGTGATGTAAGCGCGTTCGGCTCATCGCCTACTTCAGACAGTTCCCCGGCCATTACGGCAATGGCAGCGCTTCTTGGCTACGTTCGCTTCCCGGCCGGTAACACGCTCATTGATGCGAACCTTACGATAGACGCGCCGGTCTACTTCGCTGATGGAGCCTACGTCACCGCTGCAGCGACAAGAACGGTGACCATCACCGAAGTCATCGACAGCCCGAAGCAGCACATCTTCAGGGGGGATGGAAGCTTCATCCTGGCGCATGACAGCGACAGTGGCGAACCCGCAAGGCAGGTCCATGCGTCGTGGTTTGGTGCGTTCCCTGGAAGCAATACCGTTGACCAAGCGCCGGCCATCCAGAAGGCTTTCACGGCGATGGGGAACTCCCGCGAAAGCAAAGTGGAGTTCGATATCGGCAACTACACCATGATGACTGGTGTCACGCTAACGCGTGGCGGATGGGTTATGGGCAGCGGCAATCGCCGAACTGTCTTCCTCGTGAAAGGTGACGGTTTCGATGTGTTCGCGAGCGGACACACAGCCTGCCGTTTCTCCGATATTCAGTTCGAGAACCACCCCGACAACGTTTCCGCCAGGACAAGCCCCTTCATCCGCATCGAGCACGACTTCTGCGTGATCGAGAACGTTTTTGCGCAGGAGGCGTTCAATCAGATCATCGTGGGCGAGGGTGGGAATAACTGCGCCATCCGCGAACTCAACATGGTGTGGCGGACGTACCCGTTCACTGCTGGCTCGGCCGGTATTCTCGTGCGTGGCTCTGGCTGCAACATTAGCGGAGTGTATTCCAACTACTCGTCTGGAGGCGGCCCAGAGTCACTGATCGCTGTAGGAAAGGGCGCCAGCGGGAACGTATCCGCCCCACGCATCAATAATGTGAGCTATATCTGCGCCTCGACAGGAGTTTTGGTGCATGGCGACAGCATCATTGTTTCTCGCGGGCAGATCAATGATATCAATTATCGTGGCGCAACAGGTAATGCACCGCAGGCAGTAAAATTCCTAACCTCTGGATCCGGCGGCGTTTTTGGCTTTTCGGTTGACGATGTCACTATCAACGGCACCGCCACTGCAGACATTACGTTCCAATGCAACGGCAGCGGCGACCTGAAGCAGATCACCGTCGACAATGTGTTCAGTTCCGGCGCGACCGGCAACGGAATCGAGTTCATTAGAACGGCTGGCTTGCTGTCGGATATCGTTATAGGGGCGACTGTTAACACGCGTTCGCGCGCAAGTCCGTTCTTCTTCTCGGGCAGTAATACCGGCATCCGCATCGACCCTAGGGCGATGGTCGGCGGGAACGTTGCTGAAGTGTATTTCAGAGGTACTGTGGCCGATGATACAGCATTTCAAATTGTTCTCGGTCGGCAAATCTTCTCAGGCCTGGCCATAGTGACTGCTGGCAGTTTGGAGATGGGTATTTTTGGCATTCGTGCCGCATCGTCTCCAGCCGCATCAGGAAACCGGATCACCGACGCAAACGTTGTCGCCGTAACCACAGCCCTTACGGGCACAACGGGCACAGATGGCAATATTACTCTCGGTGTTCAGGATGGTGTCTTGTACGTCGAGAACCGTGTTGGCAGTTCGCAGAATATGAGCCTCACCGTGATGGGCGCTTAGTGGCGCCCGCCTCTGGACAGGAAGATCTCTCTCGCAAGTTCTTCGTCTGTCATGGCGTCAGGATTCAATGGGTATATGTCCTGGTCGTCTTCATCATCGGGGGATGTGACGGTCGGGACAAACCTTGGTTCCGTGAAATGCAGGTATGAGGCCGCCAGTAAAGCGCAAATTCCTGCCGCTACGGCTAAAAGGCAGGCAGACAACGGAAGGGACAAAATATACCCGATGGAGGCTCCGGCAAGGAGGCCCGCGCCCGCTTGCCAGGCGCGATCCTTCCACCGAGTGCGGACGAGATACTTAAGAAACTCGTCATCGTCCATCTCGTCGGTGCCTGATTTCATACGCGGTGTTCTCCTCACCCAATCTTCAGAAGTTTACGGGGAACTCGTTCTCGCCGATTACGCGCTTTAAGAAAGGGTACTTTACCACAAGTAGTCGTCTGCGCACGCTTCGGTTTCCAGGCAATTGCTTGGAGGCCGTCTTGAGATGCACTATCGCCCTCTTCCTATTGCCTGCCCGAATATGCATCTCAGCCGCCGATCGCAGCAGATTGGGCCGAGATTTGTTCTTCTCGTACTCGGTCTCGAAATGGGCTGCGGCTTTGGTGAAGTTTCCGGAGGTCACGAAGTTTGCGATTGAGCTTACCGCCGCTTTTGCTGCGCTTTTGGTCGCCGGCATTATTACTGCGCCTTTACCATTCAGGTTCGCATGGTGGCGGTACGGGTCGAACAGAACCGACCGGCGAAGATCGAAGGCCGGGTATTGGTAGATCGCCGGCGCGTAGCCTGGGATACGAACTTCTGTGAACTTAATGTCCTTGACTTTGGTCCGGTTCGAAAGGTTGCTGAAAGTCGCTATGTCCGCCTTCCAATCGGCGAAGCTGTAAAGCTCCTTGAGCAGATAGTAGAAGAACTGGTGAACCTTGTTTTTGTCGACAGGGGCAACGTTTCTCAGAGATACCCTCATCTGCTCTGCGTCTTCAAATCGTTCGTTGATCCCGTCGATCGCATAGAAGCAAGGGCCGTAGTAGAAGACACGCTTGTTGAAGGCCATCGAGATCACGCCGACGCCGGAGTTAAACAGGGCAACGGCTCCGGCCGCCTCGAGCAGGTCATGCACATGGTAGGCGTCCGCGCATATCGCCGAGGACAGTTCGAACTTCTGAACCGCCAGAGGGTGGTTTTTGTACACCATAACCCAATCGCTCTGCAGCGACAGCGACAGGCGTTTGATCTCCAAGAGGTAGGCATCATATTCCCGGCGCTTCTCCGAAAATAGCGTCGTTACCGTATCGTCGGCAAGCTGAAGCGGAACGAAGAGAATCTTCGCCCCATCGGGGATATTCAGACGGTGGCGGAGCAGAGCGGCCCCAACGCGGCCGGACTGCTTTTCAAGAGCGTGCTCGCCGAAGCGCATATCTGCGATGTAGGCTTTTACGGATTGCTCCTGCTCTTCCGTCAGCGGCTTGGCCCAACGTTCCTCGCGGTAGCTGGGGCTTTCGACGCACAGGCCGCCTTTGTCGAAATAGAGGGACCGGGGCAACGCTCCGCGCTCGCCAACGATCGGATCAATGCCGAGTTTACGGAGCGCGTCGTAGACCTTCTTGCGCCAGGGGAGGCCGTAGGGGTTCCACATCAGAACAGATCTGGGTTTCTGCTCCGCAATGTCTGCGGCGTATCGTTCCGGGTCTGCTCGACCGTTCTCGTCGATGATTGTCGGGTTTGCCAGAGCTTGGAGAACCGCTTCGTTCGCAATATGCGGGTTGAAGCCCATGATAATGTCGGGCGGCTGGTTCGGATCTCGGCGCGCCGGTACCTTCCTAGTCGTGTGATACCGTTCGGCCTTCTCGGAGGCCAGCTTGATGTTCGATTGGCCGCTCCGCCAAGACAGGATCTCATGAAAGAGGTGGAACGCATACATGCCCTTGCGGGCGAGATAATCGCCGTGCATCCGATAGAGCGCGCGCCAGCCGTCAAATTGCGTGGTGTCGTTCAGGTTCCAGGTCTTGGTGACCTGAAATTCGGATGGCTTCTCGATCCGATCATTGACCAGCAGAAGGCGAAAGACGAAATCCCGGTCTTCTCCGCCCCAGCCCGCGAAGTTCTCATCGAAGGCGCCGACGTAAAGAGCGGTTTTGCGCCTGACCGCCACGACTGAACTAGCAGGCGCGTAATGTTGCAAAGACGAGTTGATATCGTGTCCGCGTGGATCTTCGAGCAGAGCAGCAGTCAGGGCCCGCTCGTATTCCGCATCCATACCATTAGCAAATACGCGGTCCGACTGGGCGGCGGAGAGATAGACTGCGGGAACCGTCAGGAAATTGAACGGAGTTTCCTCAAGGAGGTCGAGCTCGCGCATTAGACGTTGGTAGAAGTCCGACCTATAGGCGAGGTCTATATCTTCGAAACAAATCCACTCGGTGGACGAAGCATCTATCCCTGCATTGCGGGCGCGGGAAAGCGAGAACGGAAATTCCTCGGTCTGTAAGCGGATGTAGTTGTAACCGCGTTCGCGGCAGAAACCTTCGACTTCCGACGAGACGCTGGCTGGGCTGCCGTCGTCCACGAGGATCGTATCAACATCAGCCAGATCGAGCGCGTCTCTGAGTTGCAGCCTTTTCGCATAATCGGAAAAATCTGATGTTCTGACGGCGATGATCAGCGTGAGTTTACTCATTGCGGAGTATCCATCCAGTTTCGATGCCTGGCGTTGTTAAAACGCAGTCCTGACACATGCAAGTGACAGGACACCCAAAAATTGCAAATGCGGCGGCTCTCTAGGGCAGGGGCCGCCGCAAATCAACGCAATATCGTGGATCAGGCCAATTGGGCAGGAATGCGGCGGCGAGAGAGAAGGCTCATGCAGAAATTTTAAACCTGCCGGCCAAATCGGGAGCGTGCGCCATAACCATCGCCGAGAGCCGTTTTGAGACCTCTACGACCCTTCGTCTACTGTACGGCTGGCCAAGAATGCTCATATCCAGACCACCCTCGGTAAGTATCAGAGACGCCTGTTGGCGGTATCCTTCTTCCGTTTGCTTTGCCCAGCTCGGATACGCTCCATTCCAAAGCATGGAAAGGGTTTCCTCAAGTCCGCGTACCCTTTGGTGCACACTGAGGCAGCGAATTCCAAGACCGGTGGCTTCGAGCATCTCGAACAGCGCAAATGCTTCATTCCAGATGAACTCTCTGTAGTTGATCAGCTCATCGAAGGCGATCGCAACCCCAGGCTTGAGGAGCCTATTTTTCTGCAACGCGTCGAACACGTCTTTGGTCGAGGAGTAGATATCGCAATCAATATTGACGACACATACCTCATCCCTCAGGTTGGTCAGAAATCCGGGCAGTGTATCGGAAAAGAATCCCTTGATGAGGGTGACGTTTGCGGGAACTTCTGGGAGCTTTCCACCAGTTGAAAAATCCTGATTCCAATCCGTTCGCCCGTCGTCAGGAAATCCTTCGAAGCTATCGAAACCATAGAACTTGCGCTTCGAGTATTTCTTGCCGGTGTAGTTGATCGACGCTCCTCTGAATACGCCGAACTCCAGGCAGACGCCTGGCTTTCCAATGACGGCTTCGTGCGCCGCGAGAAGCGGCACGTATCGCGAGCCCGTCTCCGTTTCGTGCTCCATAAAGCTTGCGACTGCGGAAAATCTTGGCAAGTACGTGAGAAGAAACGCGGTAAATCGTTCCGCGGTTGTGTACGACATTTGGCTTTAGTTCCCCCATTGAAAGCGGGCGAACTATTAGGTGGGCTCATCTCAAAGTCAATGTATCCAAGCGAGATTGGCGCACGCCGAATACTTGGAACCCTAATGATGGCGATCGCTGTCGTTCACTCTGTACGTGTCAGATTCACCGTCCGCCAATACGGGCGCGATCTCTTCGGCGCTCTCAGGATGGCTACCGCTCTTCCATCGCGGTGTGGCGACGCGGTGAGCGCGCAACTAACCACCAAAAAATGAAACCAGGAGATCACATGGCTCGGGAAACTCTTCCCGTCGCCCTCGAACTCATGTTCGGAGATGAGGGCGGCTATTCGAATCACAAAGGCGACCGGGGCAACTGGCTCCACGGCGTTCTGGTCGGCACGAAGTACGGTGTGACTGGCGCCACTCTGGCAGCGCACCGCGGCGTCAAGTCGGTCACGGCCAACCAGGTCAAAGCAGTGAGCCGGGAAGAGGCCGAGGACATCTACCGGCGCTCCTACTGGGGGCAGAGCGGGGGCGATCTGCTGCCGCCCGGGCTCGACTATGCCGCTTTCGACTTCGGGGTGAACTCCGGGCCGTACCGAGCAGTGAAGACCCTGCAGAAGGTCCTCGGTATCCGCGAGGACGGCCAGGTCGGCGAGCAGACGCTTGCGGCCGTGCGCAAATACCCCGGCGGCGTCAGCACGCTCATTCGGGACTACTGCGACGCCCGCATGCGCTTCCTTCGCTCGCTCACGAACGGCAGGACCGGCTTTCCGGTCAACGGTCGTGGCTGGACGATCCGCGTCACAGGCAAGGACCCGAAGGGCCAGTGGAAGGATCAACCCGGCGTGCGCGGCAATGCGCTGCGATTGGCGGCTGACGCCAGCGGCAGGAGTGTGGAAAAGGTCGAGACCCCGCCAGAAGCCGGAGCCAAGGCGGATAGCCGCGACACTGGACTGGGAGAGGTGCTGAAGAAGCCAGAGGCTTGGGGGCCGCTCGGCGGTCTGCTTTCGGCCGCAGGTGCGCTGTTTGCGGGGAATGGCCCGGTGCAGTGGGCGCTTGCCGCCGCAATGGTCGCGGCGGTGCTCGTCGGGCTCTGGTATTTCGTGCGCCGGGTTCGTGAGGCTGGGTGATGTTTTCCACTCCTCGCCTCGTCGCGGCTGCGGCCGCTGTCGCCATCGTCGTTGCCGTCGTTGCCTGGATCTACCGGCAGGGCGGTGACGACGTTCGTCAATCCATCGAAAGGCAGAACAATGAAGCTGGCCGCACTGCGGACGATGTCCGCTCTCGCTTTGACCTTTGCCCTCCAGGGATGTGGGACTTCGGCGCCGGCAAGTGCCGACGGACTGCGCCGGGTGGTGGGCACTGATCTGATCGGCACGCGCGGCGCGACGCCGGCGGACCAGCGGAAGATAGATCGGACCGTCGTTGGCATCTGTGCCGCGGCTGTCTGGACGAAAGCGGAATGAGCCCGCCACGGCGAAGCGCAGCAGTAATCGCATCACACTACGAGGGCAGGGGATTGTCTGAAACACAGGAAACCGAAAAGATGGTCGCAACTCCGAAATGGAGGTTTGAATATAACCTCAACACCCTGGTGATCCTGTTCGGCTTTGCCGGCGGCCTTACAGCGTGGGGCGCGACCTGGGAGAGGGTGAACGCCAATCAGGACTCGCAGGCGAATTCCATCGATCGTCTCGACAAGCGCCTTACAGCGGCCGAAGTCTCCCTCCGGCAGATCGACAATCACGAGCTCCGAATATCGGCCGTCGAGAAGCAGGCGGCCGAAGCGGCGACATCGATGCGGGCCGTCGAGAGCACACTGAACAATCTCAGTTCAGACATGCGTCTAGTGCGTGAGATCCTGCAGCGGCTCGAGGATGGTGGGAGTCGATCGGGTCGGCTTCGTTAACGCCATGTGCCGCCACAGTCGTCGCTCTGGCCCTCCCCAAGAATGAAGAGGGCCTTTTGCGTGAGATGCAAAACTACACTACAAAAAAATCGCTTGCAGTGATGCCGAGGTTCGTTCCGACTGCGGCGAAATGAACAGAACCGCCCGCTCCATCCCCATCGCTGTCGTAGAGCAGCCTTCCGGTGTCGCTATCATAAATAATTCGGTCGTCGGCGTCAGCAGCGAGGCCCGTGGTATTGGTTACGAACTGCGCCGCAGTCAACGTGCCGGTGCCGACGATCCCCGTAAAGATCGCATTCTCCAGTCGGATCGTATCGTCCGCGACAACGAACCCGTTGATCGTGTCGACGTTGTTCGTGGCATCCAGAGCATAGCTGAAGTTGAAAGTGTCCAAACCGGCTCCGCCGGTCAGGATATCATTGCCGAGGCCACCATTTATCAGATCGTTGCCGAGGCCCCCGTCTATTGTATCGTTGCCGGCAAAGCCACTGAAAATGTTATTCCCGGTATTGCCGCTCAGGGTGTTGTTCAAGGCATTGCCCGTGCCATTTATGTTGCCGGTGCCAAGTAGGACCAGGTTCTCCACGCCCCCTTTGACTACCGCGGTGTTACCGAGAGCGAACGAGATTGTGGAGTGAACGGCATCTGTACCCGCGCCCGAGTCGGCCGCTTCGTCAACGATGTCACCGGTGTTGTCCACGAAATACGTATCATTGCCTAGGCCGCCGCGCATGTTGTCTGCGCCGCCTCCGCCATTGATTGAATCATTGCCCGCGAACGTGCGGAGGAAGTTGGCGGCTGAACTGCCGACGATGGTATCCTTGAATTCAGTAGCTCGGATATTCTCGATGCTGGTGAGAGTGTCCCGAGATCCAAAGCCATCCGTCGCAATACCGGTGCTGAGATCGATGCTGACACCCTTTGTGGCGCCTCGCTGGAAATCGCGGTCGTATCGAACGGTGTCGATTCCAGCGCCACCGTTAATAGTGTCGCGGCCGCCAAATCCAAAAAACGTCTCATCGACCGAGGATCCCACCATCGTGTCCGAGAACTGGGTTCCTCTGAACTCCTCGAAATTCTGGAAGGTTTCCGAAAACCCGAACTGATCAATGACGGTCCCAGCCGTGGCGTTGAGGTTGATGCCTCTTATCGCTGTTGGGGAGTCATAAGCGTCCTGGAAGTTCAGAACATCATACCCGGCTCCTCCATCGTAGGTGTCTGCACCTCCGCCGCCTGTGACGAGGTCACTGCCCGCATTGCCGTTGAGGACATCGTTTCCAAGGTGTCCCCAAATTTCATCATTACCGAGGGAGCCGTTGATCGTATCGTTGCCGCTCGCGAGCCAGCTCTCGAGTCCAGAACTGTCGAACGCGGCCGATGCGTCTTGGAAAAGTTCAAGCGAAATATTCAGCCCGCTAATTGTTTGTATCAATCCTGTGCCGTTGTTCAGAAGGACTTCTATCGATGTGATTGTTCCTCCCACAGCGTCGCCACTCGCGTCAAAACTGAACCCGGTGCCTACCAACTTCACTTTTAGTCCGTTGTCGAGCCGATAAAGCACCGAAGTACTGGTCGTGGTCGAACGGCTCGCCGTGCTCATGTCTACGAGTTCGCCGAAAGACGGGTTAACGCTGACGCCACTCAACGGTGGGTTGTATTGGTTTGGGTAAAGTCCTGCTGGAAAATGATACGTAATTGTAGCCATGGTTTCCTCCGGGAGCCGGGACGTTTCCGGCCAAAACGAATATCAGAATGAATAAAAAAATAGACACTTACGGGCAATTTTAGGTTGTCACAATTATCAGAATAGCTTGTTCCTGTCGAATCACCCAATCGGGTGAGCATTCCTCCAATGGAGTAGACGCCTCGACATAACCAGCGCGCAGGTTAAGAATAGAACGACGTGGGGAAAGAGGCATGAACAACACGAACACGACTTGCGAGATCGACGTTGTCATCGGCTCAAACATACGTCGGGTTCGGGAGCTGGCGGGAGTGTCCCGGAGGGGACTGGCGAAGGCTGTCGGCGTCTCCTGGTCACAGTTGAAAAAATGCGAGGATGGGGCGAGGAGGATCGCCGCAGGAAGCCTCTTTGCGGTGGCCAGGGCGCTTAATTGCAGCATGGACGAGTTCTGGAGAGGTATTGACACGGGCGAACCCACGGTGCTCCTGCCAGAGCAAAGCGATGATGCCATGATGGTAGCAAGGAACTTCGACAGGATACCATCACCAGCGCACAGAGACGCGATCGCAAATCTGATTGCCACGCTCGCCGACGGCGGCGCTCTCCAGCCGGCGGCAGAATGATCCCAACACCGGGCATGAGGTTCCAGCCCTTGTCGGTGGCCGGTCGGCTCCTATCCTTCATCGATGCTGGGGGAGAAAATGCATGGCAGATGATCAAGAGAAGAGAGGCCAAGGCAAGGACCCCATCTCTACTGAAGTAGACACATTCAAAGCAAGCGGAAGTACCGCCGCCCAGAGGCGGAAGGACGTGCAAGAAGCACTCCGACGAGCAAATCCTGCTCAGGCGAAGGCGGACGAATATCTCGATAGAAGGTGGCTATTCCATCGCTAGCTCGAAGCTTAGCGATGTTCGGCATCGGTTTGCTGAGGAACATAGACCGCGACCACGCCGCTTCCGTTGTTCGAGAAGGCGCCGCCGACGAGCAGATAAACGACGATCGTCAACATCGATAAGAGCATTACGCTGAGGGGCAGACCGGTTGATGCTCTTCGCTCCGGCAGCCCAAAATCGTCTTTGTCACGCATCAACAATTCCTTCAGCACAACAAACTAGCACCGGCATAGAACTCGGCCTCAGAGCTGCCAAGAAGGGACACGCAGGCAACTCTGAGGCCATCACTCACACGAGCGGCTGACGAGGGTGCCGCTCGGGGTGACAACGCTAACATGGGCCGAAGGGATCCGCTCGGTCACTGGCTTAGGACCTTTGCCATCAACGAGCCAGACTAAGGTCCGATACGTGCTTGGGTCTTCGGTGAGAAACCCGAGTGCAAGTGGCGACCACGAATACAAGGAAGAGATCGAGTGCAAGCGCCGTGCGCGGCCGATCTATGGATACTCTCGGTGCTAGCCTGCACTAGGGTGGGTTGCGTGGCCGTATCGATTCCGCGCGGCGTCGACGGCGCTTGGGTAGTCGGGCCGATTGTTCCATTCGGGCTGATGCTCAGTGCAGAACCAGTTCGGCTCGCCGCGGCCGACTGCGAAGCCAAAGCTGCCCCATTTCGTGCAGCCTAGGTGTTCGCAGTAATGGACATACGGGCCGGCCCCAATGTGGGGCTTGGCTCCCAGTTCGTCACTCATGTCGATCGCCTCCTCGGCCGGCGCCAAACTGCTGCTCGAATGCCTGTTCCCAATTCGGATGGCAGGAGGCGCTGACGTGTTTCAGGGGTTCGAAATGGTATCGCGCCAGAAGTGCGGCCGAGATTATACGCGCCATCTCCTTTCGCGCGCTTTCCGCTTTTAGTCGATCGCGGTCGCAGGCGGCCCGCCTCAATTCGAGCGGGATCGCGTAGAGCGTCTGCGTAACGAATGGCGCAATCGCCGGAGACCGCAATACCGTCTCGACATCGAAGATGGCAAAGGCCCCGAAGGATTCGGCAATTCCCCTGGCGAGTTCCTGGACGCCGCGCACCTCGACAGGACGGCGAAACTGGTCGAGGCCAGCATATGCCCGCCTTTGGTGTGGGGGCATTACCGCAAGATCAACTTCAATTGCGGTTCCTATTTCATCTTCAGGTGTTCGCATGATGCGCGCCTTTCTGCATTCGCCGCTGATTGATGGATGGCGCGCCGCATCGCCGATGAATGTTCTCATTATGTTCTCTACGCCGAAAGAGTCAATTCGGCTTTTCGCGGGGCTGTGCGTTAATGGGGCTATGGCCAGAGCATCCTCAAAGAAGCCTCGCGATATCGCGCCAATCGATCCCATGCCGGCGCGGGTCGATCCCTCCCTTGCAACGCTCGTCGACAAGCCACCGAAGGGACCGGATTGGGCCTATGAGGTGAAGTGGGACGGATATCGGATCGCCGTCCACATCGAGCCCGGCCGGGTGCGGATACTCACGCGCGGCGGCTACGATTGGACCGGAAAGTTTCCCTCGATCGCAGACGACGCGCGGCGGCTCGCCGTGAAAACCGCTATCCTCGACGGGGAGGCGGTCGTTCTGAACGACCATGGCCGCTCGGATTTCGGTATGCTGCAACGGGCGCTCGGGCGTTTGCCGTCTCCGTATGAAGCCGGCGCCATCGTCTTCTATGCCTTTGATCTCCTCTACCTCGACGGCCGTGATCTGCGCCGGCTGCCGCTGCGCGAGCGCCGGCGACTGCTCGAGCCTCTTGTCGCCGGGCGGGAAGGGGCCATTCGACTGTCGGAAGAAGTGCAGGCCGACGGCGACGAATTCTTCCGGGTCGCCTGCGCGCATGGCCTCGAAGGCATCATCGCCAAGCACATTGAGAAGCCATACCGCTCGGGCCGAGGCGAGTGGTGGCAGAAGATCACCTGCAAGCGCCGGGATAGCTTTGTGATCGTCGGCTTCGAGCCGTCAACCGTGCCCGGTCATCTGGGTCGGCTGCTGCTGGCCGCGCGCAAGGACGGAGAGCTCGTCTATGTCGGCGGCTGCGGAACTGGCTGGTCACACGATCTATCGCGCGAACTGCGCAATGTCCTCGCATCCATCATTACGAAAAAACCGGCAGTGAGCCTGAGGCGGAAGAATGCCGTCTTCACCGAGCCGGTACTCGTCGCAGAAGTCGAGTATCGCGCTTGGACCGATGACGGCAAGCTGCGACACGCATCGTTCAAGGGAATCAGAGAACGGGCGGACGATGCGGCGGTTTTTGCGCTGACGTAGATCGCTCCTTGATTAGCTCCTTAACGGCCATTCTGAGCCACCGCTTCATAAGCACTCGAGCTTCCGCCAGCTGCATAGGCGTAAATCCGAGATCCTTTTTCCAATGCCGTTCCTCAGAATTTGCTGTTCTCCTCATGAGCGACTTCTTGTTCTCTGATATCGCGCTGCTTGCCAAACCAGTCTTGTCGAGCGCCTCGATGGCCTTGTATATTTCCGCCCAGCTGGGCTCGCCCGACAGGAATTTTATGGCAGCCCCAATAGCGGGATCAAAAAGGCTAGCTTGCATCTGCTCTTGCGCCGGGGACGCTGACGCGGGAGCTTCGATACGCCGTCCTTGCAAATCGACCTGGGTAATCGTGGCCCGCCCAAAGAAGGGCTTGGACTCAATGCCCTTTGCTTCAATGATGTTGGTCCGTTTCGGGTGAGGGCCTCTGAAATCGACCACAGCGCCGATCATGGCGGGTTGTAGACCCGCAATGGTTTCCATGCTCGCGTTCAGGCGCAGGAGCAAGTCCTTGCCCGTGAAATAGACATCTTCCGCGGTTGTCAGCCCAACAAATTCGACAGAGCGGATCACAATGGGCCCGTTCTGGCTGTAGAACAGGTCAGCGAAGGGCTCAAATGGCGCCCTCAAATTTTCCGTCCAAGCAGACCTCTCAACTTCATTGACGACTATCTCCAGTCCCCAATCCGGACTCACATTCATTTAGGGGATTCCTCCGAACGCTTACAGCTCCGACGATCGTACTATGGAGGAATGACGTGGTTCTAGGGCCCGCGTTGGAAGGAAAGCTCAAGAACACAAAACCGAGTCGCCGAGTCCCGAAATAATTCCCGAACAGACCTTCTGGACATGCCGCAAACCCTTGTCTATCAGGGCATCCAGCAAACTAGACCTCTCTCCTGGGGGTCAAGGGGTCGTGGGTTCGAATCCCGCCGCTCCGACCATTTTCCAAAAGGAAATCAGATACTTGACCCAAGCCGGCGATGAGCCGGCTAACGGATTTTTCCGCCTGACCCAAAAATTGGGTCAGTTTTGGGTCAGGCGATGCTATCATCCTTCTTGCCTTTTAAGGCCGAGGCGTCGGGCGGGTTATCAACTGAATCGTTGCGCGGCTCGACTGACGCCCTTTGCGAATCACACGCCGAAGGAGTGAGCCCCATGGACGATATCCGCGATATCGCTGCAATGATCGCCCGACTGGAAGAGACCGGGATGACGCGCCGACAGATTGCCGAAGGATCGCATGTCGGCGCGAGCGCGATTACGCGGATCATGGCTGGCGAAGCCCGCAACCCGTCGTTCCGGGTGATATCCTCAATCCGCAGTTTCTATCGGCAGCATTTTCCCAATGGCGATCCGACTCGCCGGTACGATCTGGAGCAACGTTTTGCGCCGGGATGCCAGCCGCGCGCCGGCCGGTGAAGCAACAGGCTCTGCAAGCGAGCATTGTTGGGAGCAGTTGATTCGATTCCAGAGTCAATAACAAAGCCGCGCCAGTCTGGTTTTCCACACCGCATGCACAGCTAAATTAATCGGAGCGCAAATCCTTGTGAAAAAGTCGATTGACAGCTTTTTCTACAACCAGAGTTTGCCGTAAATTGGGATGTGCTCGAAATGATTCGAGCGCCCGACGGGACAGCCCGTCGGACAACTCGTGGAGCCGCACACAAGCAATCCCGGCGCGGCAGGCTGGTAAGACTGTAAGGTCTCTCCCTGAACAAGAAGACCCTATAGTGATTTGCCACGCTGAACAAGCCGGGCGGGCCCCAAGGAGGCCTACCCGCATGCGAAGAGTCTCCCCGGACGTAACGCCGGAGATGGCAGCTAAGATCAAGCGCTACCTGCTCAACAACATGGCGCAGCACGAAATTGCGGCCATGTTCAAAATCAATCAGGGACGCGTGAGCGAGATCAAGACCGGTAAGAAATTCGGCGATGTTGCGCCGGCGGCAGGTCTGTGATGGCGAAGAAGCAATCAAGCTCCATTACGTCCAGGCTTGCTGCAAAGGTTTTGAACGGTAGTAAGAAGCCCACGCACGCGGACGCCAAGAAACTCGCCGCTTCTGTCCTGTCTCAAGACGAGAAAAAGGCCAAATAGCCACCCAGGTAACCCGCCCGCCGGAATAATGAGTTTCCGGCGGGTTTTCGGCGTCTGTCTACAGGTCTGATATTTATTCGAGGGTGGCAAATGTGGCGAGTTGGAAGTTTGCTAGGCGGCGTTGCCTGCATGATCGCGGCTGGATGGATTGGTTATTCGTATCGAGCCGGTGACACTTTGTTTGAGCCCATCCTAGCATTCCTTGGCCTATTCGGCGCTTGGGCATTCGCCGAAACCAAAGCCGTTGCGCCTGAGCCGCGAACAGCCTTGCTCCACCCCCACGATGTAGTGCTTGGCCAGAAGGTCCGTGATTGCTTCACTGAGCGCAACAAGAGATATCTCCGGGAAAACTCATTCGGAGCATCATTTCGTTATGCATCGTTAGACTTCGTCAGAGACTTTCTGGAACGGCAAGGCCCGGAACATGAGTTCGAGAATGCGTCACTAGACAATCTTGTTGCGGAGATTTCCCAAAAAGCCGCCGCACTGTGCGAGAGGATAGATCAGTATGGCAATCCTATTAGTCATCGTGATGAATGGTGGTCTCTCGCACCAGAACAAGAACGAATATCGGATTGGCACAGCAAGGAAACATCACAGAAAATTGCGGAGGTAGATCGCCTCGCGGACGAGGTTGCGGAAGCTGCTGACGCCTTTGAAAGAACATTCCGCAAACTCTCACCCGAAAGCTATCTTGGCGGCGCAAATGTGTGA